TTGTTAGAAATGTTTGCACAACAGACAAATATGGTTGCTGGTACGTTAATTGGTGACCTTACAAATGTACATATTTACAAAAATCACATAGAACAATGTAAGAAACAATTATCTAGGGAACCCCTTGAATTACCTACGTTAGAGTTAAATAAGGTTGATTCTATCTTTGATTATTGTTACGAAGATGTTAAGATATTAAATTATTCTTCACACCCAGCGATAAAAGGTGATATTTCTGTTTGATGGTTTGTATTTAATATTAAAAGGATTATGTACAAAGGAAGAAATGGGAATAGTATCCCAAAAGGTGGTAGTGTATTTAGAGAGATACAAGCAATTAGGGATAGGGAAATAGACAATGAAATGTATTATGAGGGATTAGTTGAAGACTCATTTAATGAGGATATTTTAAAATCATTAAAACGAATATTAATAAAAATAACTAAAGCATCTTAATTAAAGGATGCTTTTTTTATTGTATCTCAATATTTATTAATATAATAGTTAAATAAAACAAAAATCAATATGCCATTACAAAACGGAATAAATTCTATAATCCACACAGCCGCTGATGCTGACCTTACTGGTTTTACATATACACAAGTATATGCTGGTGCTGGTGCAACACCTACAATTAATGGTACGGCTGTTGTTATGGCTGCTGGTTCAACAATAGATATATTAGTTAGGTCTATTACACCAACTGGTAGTGTATTTGTTATAGGTGATAAAAAGACTACTAGCGACCCAAGTGGGACAACTGGTATAATTTTATAACTTTACACAATAAGATAATATTTATATAAAAAGATTAAACACATGGAAAATTCAAATATAAGACCAACTGGTAGAAAAGGTAGAGAAAACCTTGACCGTATGAGAGAACTAATGAAACTTACTCCTATTAAGGAAGGTGTTGATAGGTCTACTGAGGTTGTAACTAAATTAGGACCAGATGGTAAGGCTTATGCTATTATCAAAGAGAATAACCAATACTATATTAAAGTATCTGAAAAGACAAGTGGGCTTGTAATGGAAGATTTTAAATACATTGGTGGACTTATGAATAAGAAAAGTCAAGCTTATAATTCATATTCTGAGGCTGGTAAACAATTAAATATGAAATTCATCAACTTGGCAGAATCTGCTGAGGATAAAGTTTTTAATATTCTTAGAAATGATAACCTTTTAAAAGAATCAACTGATATTAACGGTGGTGATGCTAAGGAAGACAAAAAGACTTCTGGTGATAATCTTGCTAGTGGTAGTAAAGTTGGTGTTGAAGATTTCGAAAAGGACAATGCTGATGGTACTAAAGATGGTGACACTGGTAAGCATGCTGAGAAGTATGTAATGGAAGATGTTGAATTAACTGAGGAAGAAAAGTATATCGATGAAATGCTTGACCCAGTTGGTAAAGAAGATGAGGATGTTGATAATGATGGTGATTCAGATAAGTCAGATGACTACATTAAAAACAAAAGAGATGCTATTGGTAAAGCAATGAAGAATGAAAACATTAGTATTTCTAAAGCAATGGGTATGATGGATAGAATTATCGATGAATCCACTGGTAGTTCTGAGAAAATCGATGCAATACTAGAAAGCCTTTCTGATACTGAGAGACTTAAACTTGCTGATAGGTTAAAAAAAAAAGCATAACTGAAACCCATTCTGATGGGATGTCTACTGGTCTGTTTGCAGATGAGGAAGATGGTTATAATTTAGATAAAAATTTAGAAGAAACAAAATACGTTTTGAAGGGCAGTGCCCCTTCAAGCGATTCTTCGGTTATAGATGAGCCGTTTGATGAACCAAGTGGTGAAGATGCACCAATGGATGATTTAGGTGGGTTAGATGACTTAGAAGATGCACCAGCAGATGATAAACCATTTGATGATGAACCATTTGATGCTGAGGTAGAGGCTGATGAAGATACCGACCCAGCAAAATACATACAACAACTTTCTGGAAAATTAGGTCAATCATTAAGACAATATACTGACGATGAAGGACAACCAGATTTTGACCTTGAGAAATTCGCAGTTAATTCTGTATTATCCGCAACGCATACTGGTGAAATGGATAAAGAAGACCAAAGAGACATTATTAATAAAGTTAAAGGTTCTGGTAAAGACGATGAAGAAGGTGGTGAAGATATTGATATTGAACTTGATGATGAAGTAGAAACTGATGGTGCTGATGACGGAGCAGAAGATTTAGACTTCGGTGATGAACCAGTAGAAGAGATTGTAGAAGAGTTACCATTAAATCAAGATAAGGGTACGAATAGATTTGATAAGCAATCATATGTAGATGATTATAATTCGATGGAAGATTTTGAAGCTGATGAGCGAAATGGTTATTGGAGAGATGAATATCGTTATGATGATTATTATGATGATAATGAAAAAGACGAGGAAGAAGTGCTTAGAGACTTAAGTACTGGTGAATATGATTTAACAACTGAAAATAAATTGCAAGAGTCTAAAAAAAGTCGTATATTTGTTGATAAAACAAAACTCGTAAAAGATTTAAGACTTATGGAGAATACAGAACCAATGGTTGAACCACAACCAATCACAAAACCATCTACTAAACCAGCAAGACCTATGAGGGAGACTGAAAGACCGTTTTCACCTAAACCTAGGAGAACAACAGAAGTACAACCAGACCCAAAGGCAACTGTGTCAGAAGAAGGTGGTGTTGGTAACTCTGTAATGTTTGATGGTAAGGCTGTTGAGATTAGTTCGTTACAAATTGATGGGGTGGACACTAGAGATTATCCAGACTTTACTGATGCTTATTTCACTTATGGTGAATATGTTGATGGGATGGAAATGACTGATGATGAATTAATGAAATTCCAAGAAGAAAATTACGATTTATTACATGATTTAGTACTTGCAATGTTTCATTAATATGGAAGAGTTATTTTTAATATATATAAACGTTGTTGGTAAGGATTGGAAAGGTGTTAACATCTATGAATTTATCTTTTCAGATGACAAAGAAAATATTGATGGTGAGGATTGGGATGCAATACCAGCTGCTGGAAGACCATCACCACCAAATGAAGAACATGTTATTAAGGTGGGTAAGTTATCAACAGATGATTTTAACTTACATGTAATACAAGAAAGTGATTCATTTTCAGTATGGGATGCTATCGATGGTGTTATTGCACTTGGATGGGAGAACATGGATGATTATGATGAATATCCAGAAAAGAGATTAGCATTTCATTTTGGAGAAGATATAAAAAGTGTTGAAGATAAACTTTATGAACACGACCTAATATTAGAATATAAAAAAGAAACCGATGTCAAACTTAAAGAAGAAGATACTGAATAAATTACACGAGAATAATAAAGCGGATATGCAAACAACATTTGATAATAAAATGAAGGATGCTAAAGATGTTGTTACAAAAACATTAGGTTCTGACACACCGCCAGAAGAAGTTGAGGATATCGCTTCACAATTGGCAGTTGGTAAGGTAAGTGAAAATGATGATTCAACTGGTAGAGGTATTGGTGCTGGTATGAACCCAGAAGTAGAAGCAGATAAGTATGAAGAATACAGAGCACTTATGGCACAGTTGGCTGCTGAGGAAGGTGGAGAACAACCAGTTAAAGAAGAAGGGACGTTAACAGAAGGTACTAGTGATTATGATTTAACCAATGGTGGTAATATTGATAATATGATGAGAGATGTTATATCAATACTTGGTAAGTATGTTGGTACTCATTCAACTAATAATGGTGCTGTTGCGAATGACAATAGAATTATTATGTATGATTTAATAAATTCTGGTAAATTTAAAGGAAAGGTTCAACAAATGTTATCACCACAAGATATGCATAAAGGTTCAAGTGGTAGAGAGGTGCTAACTAATAATGAAGGTGAAATGGTTAGATTCTTAAAATCTCTTGGGGTTAATACAGATAATTTAACATTTAGAGCAATGCCTGTAACTGAAAGTACTAATCCTAAGATGACTAAGAATAAATTAGTTGAGGCAGTTACTGGTAGAAAGGTTATTAAGACAATTAAAGTAAAAGATATTAAGTAATGAAATTAAATTATAGAGAATTAGCGAAAAAGGCTTTAAACGAAGCAAAGACTCCTAGTAAACAAATTAACGAAAGTATTCGTTACGCTGAGGGTCATGTTGAAAGAATGGACCCAAGATTGGAGAGAGAACTTAGAGATAGGAAACATTCTTTAGGTGACCATCCTATTTTCCCAGAAAGTGATGAAAAGACATTTGAACAAAAGATTGTTGCTGACAGATTTGAGGAAGTTATGAAAAATTACAAACAAAAATTTGATTGTGAAACAATAAATAACGATGAAGTTAAAGGTATTCAATATCCACTTGTAAAGGAATGTATGGCAATAGAAAGTTCCCATAAGAAAGAATTAGAGGATTTAGCCGTTAAGATGATTACAGAGGAATTTAACATACCAGAAGATATGGTTGAAATCACTGCTGAATTGGTTGATGTGGTAAACATGGAAGGTACTAAAAAAGAAAAGACCCCAACCTCAGTTGAAATTGAATTCCAAGACCATGACCAGATTAAGAATGCGAATGAGAATGTATATAAAAGAAGGTTCCTTAATGCTATGATACAAGGTGCTGCTCAAAAATCTTCACATATGTATCATATGGTAAATAAAGATTTAACAGCGATAGACCCAAGACTTATGACTAAGTATGGTAAACTTATGGCCGCTGCCGATTACTGTTATTTTGTTGAACCAGATATGCATGATGTAATGAAAGTTGATGAGATGGGTGGTAAAACATTTGCTGGTGGTATTGTTAAGGTAACGTTACCAACAGAGCAAAACCCTAAGTGTTCTATACATGCACAAGGTATAGTATTCCCAATACTTGTTCATGAATTAGTTAAAGGTATTATGGAAATTCTTTCAGCACATGGTTTACCAGAAGATGATAATATTGCTAAATATGTTATTGGTAAGGCTGATTTCTTAGCTGCTGAACCATGGGATATGAGAATGGGACCAGCTTTATATGAGAGATTTACAAAATTAATCAACCCAGAAGACTTCCACTTAAAACATAATATATATACTGAATTGGTAGCATTACCTGTTAATGAATTTAATAGAAGTATGAGAGAGATAATGGCTGGTACTAAGTTAGGACAAGAAATTATAAACGAATTAGTTGAAGAGTGTAAGAATAGAATTCAACAAGATGAATATCGTGATGAAATCGGTGATGATGATTCTGATGGATTTTCACTCAATGATTTAGATGGTATCGACATCAACGACCTATTATAAAAGAAAGGCTCACTTAGTGGGCCTTTTTTGTTTTTAGTCTTATTTGGTAATAAACGCATATTTATAATAAAAAAGAATATGCTAACAACGTCCGAAATATTTAAGGAATATGCTAAATGTATACAAGACCCTATATATGCAATAGAAACATATATAGAAACTTTTGATAAAACTCAAGAGGGGTATGTTCCATTTAAATTATTCCCAAGACAGAAACAGATTGTTAAGGCTTATGAGGATAATAGATATAATTTAGTTACCAAGCCAAGGCAAGCTGGTATATCTACCACTACACAGGCTTATATGGCCGTTAAAGCTGGATTCGCAGACCCAGATAACCCAGAGGTTATACTTTGTATTGCAAATAAACTTAAATTATCACAAAAATTCTTAAAGGGTATTAAGGATTATCTTAAGCAATTACCTAGGTGGATATGGGGACCAGAATTCTATGGTACAGAAGATGCTGAAAAGAAATCAATCTTTGTTGTTGATTCTAAAATTGAAATTGAATTACCTAATGGTTCACAAGTTATTGCCGTTGCGACATCGGAAGATGCACTTAGGGGATATACACCTACTTACTTAGTATTTGATGAGGCTGCCTTTATTGATAATGGCGATGCTGTATATACAGCAGCCATGTCGTCAATATCAACGGGTGGTAAAGTAATACTTATTTCCACACCTAATGGTATGGACCCATTATATTATAAAACATACGAACAATCTAAAAGTGGTAAAAATAGATATCACATTGTTGAGATGCGTTGGTTTGAGGACCCAAGATACAATAAAGACCTTAGATGGTTTAAGAAGATTGAGGATGGTGAGGACATTATTGAGAATGAAGTTGAATTTACCGTACCTTCATATACTAAGAGAGTTGAGGATGGTTGGAAACCAACATCTACATGGTATGAAAATATGTGTATGGCCCTTAATAATAACGCTAGAAAGATTGCACAAGAGTTAGATGTGTCATTCCTAGGTTCTGGTGGTAACGTAATTGATGATGAAACTATTGATTTCCACGATAAGAAGAATGTTCGTGAACCTAAGTTAACTAGTGGTGTTGAGGAAGAATTCTGGATGTGGGAAGAACCAATAGAGGGACATCAGTACATTTTAGGGTGTGATGTCAGTAGGGGTGATGGTGAGGATAGTTCAACTATTGTAATTATTGATTTCACAACTATGGAACAAGTATTTGAATACCAAGGTAAGATTCAACCAGATTTACTTGCTTATCATGTATTTGAATATGGTAACATGTATAATGCTTATACAGTAGTGGATATTGCTGGTGGTATGGGTGTATCAACTGTACTTAAGTTGATTGAGATGAATTATAGTCAAAAGTTATTACATTACGATAAACCAGCCACTGGTACGGGTATATTACCAAATAAGGCTAGATTAAATAGAGTTAAGAACAAGGATAAAATGCCAGGCTTCAACGCCAACGGTGTTCGTCTTCCTATGATAGCAAACTTAGAAAGAGTACTAAGAGAAGATGCTGTTAAGGTTAGGTCAAGAAGGCTTGTATCGGAAATGAAAACATTCATTTATAAAAATGGTAGACCAGACCACATGGATGGTTACCACGATGATTTACTTATGGCATTAGGTATGGCCTTATGGGTATTAGAATACTCATTTAAAAACCTAGAAAAAGCAAATGCACAAAATAAAGCAATACTTAGTAGTTGGAGTACTGGAAGTTCTGGTGCGAAGGACCCTAAAAAGACTGCTTACGATGGTGGATTTGTATCAAATAACAATAAAGGGAAAACTACCGCACCCCGACCAAAATTTAATCCAAATGTGTCTAAGAATATGCAAGACCCAAATGGTGATTATATGTGGTTATTTAGCGGAACAAGATAAATTATGGGATTAGGACCAAAAGTATTTACAAGAAAGAATGGTAATCAAAAAGGTGGTAAACTTTATAAGTGGTCACCTGTACAATCAGATAAGAGAGCAGATAAAGGTGATGCTGGAGAGCGTAATTTTTATTGTTCGGCTACACCACGTTCCCAAGGTGAAGATTGGATTGTTACTTATATGTACACAATAACAGTTGTTGATGGGGTTCAAAAGAAAATAGCTTACGTTGCTTGTGATTATGTGAAGTAAGTATTTATTTATCAGAAAAAATTATTACATTATAGAAAAATTAAATTATGGCTAAGAAGAAACTTACAGTCTTTCAGAGAATGAATAAAATGTTTGGACCAGATGGTGTTAATGTACCAAAAGACCAAACAAATAGATATTCAATAGGGCGTGGAGAATTATTGAAAACAGATAATAAAGCAGACTATGAAGCGGCTAAACTACAGGCACAACAAGCTAAGTATCTTGGTGGTCAATGGAAAAAGGTTGATAATGAATTATTTCAAAAGTCAATTCATTATGAAACAACTCGTATTGGTTCTTATTCTGATTTTGAGAATATGGAGTTCTACCCAGAAATCGCAGCTGCTTTGGATATAATGATGGAAGAGGCTACAACCGTTAATGATAAGGGTGAGGTTATAAACATTTATTCAGATTCAAAAAGGGTTAAAAAAATACTTAAAGATTTATTTCATAACAGATTAGATATTCATACATCATTACCAATGTGGACAAGAAACACTTGTAAATATGGTGATGATTTTGTATTTTTAAATATTGATGATAAGGTTGGTGTTGTTGGGGCTAGACAAATGCCTAACTTCGAAATGGAAAGAAGAGAAGGTAGTGTCTATGATGCTATTTCTAGACAACACGCAGTTGGTGAAGAAGATGCTGACGGTAAGGTTAAGTTTTATTGGAAAGGTAGAGATATTGAATTTTCATCTTGGCAAATTGCTCACTTCCGTTTATTGGGTGATGATAGAAGATTACCTTACGGTACATCTGTATTAGAGAAGGCTAGGAGAATTTGGAAACAATTATTATTATCTGAGGATGCAATGCTTATCTACAGGGTGACAAGAGCACCAGAGAGAAGAGTCTATAAAATATATGTTGGTAATATTGATGATGAAGATGTTCCAGCATACGTAGATGAAATTGCTAATAGATTTAAACGTTCACCAGTTATTGACCCACAGACAGGTCAAATTGATTTGAAGTATAATCAAATGGCAAATGACCAAGATTTCTTTATTCCAGTTAGAAGTGAGGATGCTCCTAACCCAATTGATACATTGGCTGGGGCGGCTAACCTTGACCAAATTGCGGATATTGAATATCTTCAAAAGAAATTATTTACAGCACTTAGAGTTCCTAAGTCTTTCTTAGGGTTTGAAGATGCTGTTGGTGAGGGTAAAAACCTTGCATTACAAGATATTAGATTTTCTAGAACTGTAAATAGAATTCAACAAGCCATGCTTATGGAGTTGAATAAGATTGCTATCATTCATTTATACATCTTAGGATTCGAAGAAGAATTAGATAACTTCACACTGTCACTTAATAACCCATCAGTACAAGCGGAAATGCTTAAGGTTGAACACTTACAGGCTAAGATGACACTTTACAAGGATTCTGTTAATGATGCTGGTAATGGATTTGGTGCTATGAGTATGACTAAGGCTAAGAGAGAAATTCTTGGTTGGTCTGATGATGAAATCAAACAAGACCTTCTTGAACAAAGAATGGAGAAAGCAGCAGCAGCTGAACTTGAGAATACTGCTAACGTTATTAAGAACACTGGTATGTTTGATAAGGTTGATAGAATCTATGGTGACATTGAGATTGCTAAACAAGGTGGTGCTGCCGAAGGTGAAGGTGAAGATGCCGAAGGTGGTGGTCCATCTGGAGGTGGAGGCGGTGGCTTCGGAGGTGGTGGCTTCGGAGAAGAAGACTTAGACTTTGGTGAAGAAGGTGGTGCAGAAGATATTGAAGGTGCACCAGAAGGTGATGAGACTGTTGATGTTGGTGGTGAAGAAATTAGTGCTGATGATTTAGGTGGTGGGGAACCTACTGAGGAATCACTTAAAAGAGTTGATAAACTTTTAACCGAACAAAAAGCATTACTTAAGGGTAAGCAAGAGGCTAGGGTTATTAAGAATCAAAAGACTTATTTCGATAGACTTTCTGAATCAATAAAAAGTGATAAAAAGCCTAATGTTATCAGAGAAAAGATATACGATAAGAACCTAAAGATTAATGAAGATGTTAACAATATGATTGGTGATATTGATACTATGATTGATGGCTTAGAAAAGGATATTGACCAATAAGTGTTTTTTTAAACCCTATAAACATATTTATATAAAAATAGTATACAATGCAAAACTTCGGTAAAATAAAAAATGCGTTCAATGATATCCTTGCTGAATCAATTGTTGATAAGAGCGTGGAGAAAAGAAAGATTGTTAAAAGATTTATTAGAGCAATTAGTGAAAGTAAAATTCTTAAAGCACAATTCTTGATTTATAATAATATTGAGACTAGGGTTGATGAGAATCAATTCTCTGCCAATCTATTCATAACTGAGAATATTAACTTGTTAAACAAATTCAAGAAAGAAGAAATTGTATCTGAAAACAACAAGTTAATTAACATGTCTCAAATGGTTAAACGTAGATTAGAATTAGATTATGATAAGAAAGAATTACACGAATCAATATCATCTTTAATCTTTAATAAGAAAACAGCATCTACTGTTCAAGAGGCAACTGATTCTCGTATGAATGTAATTAAGTACATTAATGAGAATAAGGCTAAGGTGATTTTAGAAGCACCAGAAGTGCCAACTAGTATGTTGGCTAATTTAGCGGTTGATAAGTTCAATGAGAAGTATGCTAATTTAACAGAAGATGAACACAAGGTTCTAAATGTTATTTTAGAATCAGACAACAACGAAAGTAGAGAGATTGTATTTAACGAAACAATTAAGAGTTGTATTGACTCCGTTAATAGTAGATTAAAAGAATCTACAAATAAAGAAAAATTACTTAATGTAAAAGAAAGATTACTTAGTACAAGTTTTATGAGTGAAACATTCTCAGAAGATATTGTCAAGTTATTAGACTTGAAAAGAACCCTAACAATAGAATAACTTAAATATTATGGAATTAGAATCATTAGTACAAATATTTGGTGGTGCTGGTGCTACATTCTATGTTATGTGGTTATGGCTTAAAAGTGTTCAAACAGAAAAGAAAGATTTACAAGTTAAATTAGATAACGTAGAAGAGAAGAGGATTGTGGAGTTAAGAGAAATGTTACCATTATTAACAGATGCCTCTAAAGGACTTCAAGATGTGATTAAAGCCAATCTTGAAAGTAATACTGAGGTGGTTAAAGAAATAAAATCTCATATTGATGAGAAAGTTACCGAAATATCAGAAAAATGCAAAAAGAAATGATGTCTACCTTACAGTTCACAATAGCTAAATTAGAATTAAAACAATTAGAACTTATTGATAAATTATCAAAAAGAAATAAAGATGAATACATTATTCGTTGTATTACTTGTCCAGAAACAAATGAGTTTATAACGGTTAATGGTGATTGGAATAAGGTTCTAGGGTTCAACGAAAAGGATTGTATTGGTAAATCGATATTTGATTTTATGGCACCATATGAATTAGGTAGAGCTAAATTAGAAGCAATAAAAATGAAAGATAGTGAAGAATTTGATTCATTTGTTTGTGATATGGTAGATAAAAACGGTTTACCAGTTAGTGTTGATTGGAAGGCTAAATATTACCCAGACATCAATGCTACCGTATCAATAGGTAGAGTTAAGATATAGGATTTGACTTATTGAGATATTATCATTATACTTGTATAAAAATACCAGGTATTATGATTAAAAAAGGAAAAGAAATTAAAATGGGAAAAACTTATAAAGATTATAAAGTTATTTCGGGAACAGTAGATTCCAAAAACCCAACAAGTGTTTACATAAACATATCAGCATGGGGAGAACCAACAGATGAGAACATAGAACAATATGTTAGTATCATTAGTTTACTAAAGAAACATGTTAAGAAACATATACATGATAATCTACCAATGACATTCAATAGAACTAGGACCATTGTAGATTTAGATATGAGAGAGTCTGGGATATCATTTGGTAAGAGAAGTTTTATGAATTGTGAGATAACATTATATCAAAACCAACATAGTAGAAGTAATTCTATTCTTATGTCAACAGAACTAAAAAAGATTATGGGTAACATAACCGATAAATTAATTAAGGAAGTATTTGATGAATATCAACACTTTAAATTTCATAAAAATAAAAAATAAATTAAAAGCCGAATCCTAACAGTTTCGGTTTTTTTATTTCATGATGTGTATTTATAATTAAATTCTATAGATTATGTCAAGAAGATTAAACGAAGATATTAAATTACTTAAGGCTGGCCAAACTGGTTTCGGGGTCATGATTGAAAATGATGCGGGTTATATCGACCCAAATGATTCAAGGAACCAAGAGTTTGTAAATGAGGTTACTAAAATGGCCTCTGGTGGTATACCAATGGTTGAACCATTAGTAGTTACTGTAGTATTACAGAAGTGGGGAGTTAAAAATAGAAATGGTAGAGTATACCCAGAACGTATTCTTAAGAATCAAGCTAAGGCTTACAACGAATTAATACAAAACAAATCAGCGTTAGGTGAATTAGACCACCCAGAGTCATCAATTATATCTGGTGATAGAGTATCACATAATATCACTAAAATATGGTGGGAAGGTAAAACACTTATGGGTGAGATGCAAATCAATACCACTTTAGGTTTTATTAATATGGGTATTTGTTCAACTAAAGGTGATGAGGTTGCTAACATGCTTAGACATGGTTGGAGAATTGGAGTATCATCTAGAGGTGTTGGTACATTAGAAGAGGATTATGAAGGTAATGCAATTGTACAAGATGATTTTGAATTGATAGGGTGGGATGTTGTTACGGCACCATCGACACCAGGTTCTTGGATATTTGCAAATTCTAAAGATGCCCAACCATTTACTGAATCAAGAATTATTGAAAACAAAGATTTAGATGAGGGGTTAGATAATTTCTTAATGGATTAAAATAAAAAAAAATTAACTAAAATAATAAAAATATAGTTTTTTGTGAAAATAGATTATATTTATTGTTAAATGGCATTATATTTTATTGCCGACCTAAAAAAGAAAGATAAAACTTTTAAAAAATAAACAAAACTAAAATGGCTGAAAAAAAGAAATCAATTATTGATGAAGCGGTATTGGATGCGAAAAGAATCCAAGAAGCTTTAAACGCCAACACGAAAGAAATACTTCGTTCGATAGCGAAAGAAGAAATTGATGACCTAGTGAAAGAATCTCTTAATGAGTTTGAAGAAGAAGATGTTGACGATGAAGAAGAAGTTGAAATGGATGTAGATATGGATGCGGAAGCACCTGTTGATGCAGAAGTTGAAGCAGATGACGAATTCGCTGGCATTGACGATGTAGGTGGTGAAGAAATGGGTGACTCCGAAGAAGGTGACTTAGAAATGAGTGACGAAATGGGTATGGATGCAGAAGCATCGTACGGAGACGAAATGGATATGACAACTGCATCAGATGATGAAGTTATCGCTGTATATAAGAAATTAACAGGTGATGACGAGATTCAAATTGTAAGTAACGAAAATGGTGACATTGAATTAACGGTAAACGAACCAGGTGAATTTGTGATTAAAGCAAATGATGGTGGTATGGATGCTGAACCAGAAATGGGAATGGAACCAGAAATGGATGCTGAAATTGGAATGGATGATGAAATGGGTATGGATGCTGAACCAGAAATGGGAATGGAACCAGAAATGGATTCTGAAATGGGAATGGATGCTGAACTTCCGATGTCTGACCTTGAAGGTGAGGAAGAAGAAGAAGAAGAAACTTACGATGAGAATGTAAACGAGGTTGTATATGAAATTGCAATAGCGGAAATGGAAGACATTGAAAGTGTTAAAGCTCCTGTAGGAAATGAAAATGACGACAACTGGGCTGGTGATAATCTTGAAGGTGGGTTTGATGATGAAGGTCAGAACGGAACTGGAGATTCTCATGGAGAACACATAATGGAAGAAGAAGTAAACGAAGAAGACGTTAACGAAGAGGCAATCGAAGAAAAGATTCAAGTAGGTAAAGGCAGAAATGTTACTACTAAGAAGACTGAAATCGAAGGTGCTGGTGCGAAAGCAAACAAAGTTAAGGCTCCTAATGTTACTACTGAATACGTATCTAAAGCAGACTACGATAAATTACTTAGAGAAGCGAAATCTCTTAAAGCGAAAACAGTTGAAATGACTGCTACACTTAAAGAGCAAAGAACAATGTTAGGTAAAGTGGTTGTATTTAATACTAATCTTACAAATGTAACTAGATTATTCACTGAGCATTCAACAACTAAAGATGAAAAGAGACAAATCATTGAAAGATTTGATGAGGAAGTTTCTAACATTCAAGAATCTAAAAAACTATTCAAATCTATTGAAAAAGAATTAGCAAATAAAAAGCCAATTTCTGAATCAGTAGAAGGGAAATTTTCCAAGGAAAAATCAAGCAGTACTTCAAAATTAAACGAAAGCACCGCATATGTAGACCAAGGAACTAAAAGAATTATGGATTTAATCTCAAGAGTTGAGAATAAAGATAAATTCTAAAAAAATAACAATAAAACAAAAACAAAAATTATAATTATGTCACAATCACAATTATTAAATTCTGGACAAGTTGGGAACATTGGTTTAAACCACATGAAAGCGGTTAGACAACAAACTCAACAAAAATGGAACTCTTTAGGATTCTTAGAAGGTCTTAAAGGTCATGTTAAGGAGAACATCGCTCAATTATATGAGAACGAAGCATCTTACTTATTAAACGAAGCTACTTCTGCGGCTGATTCATCTGGTTCTTTCGAGACAGTTGTATTCCCAATCGTAAGAAGAGTATTCTCTAAATTATTAGCTAACGATATCGTTTCTGTACAAGCTATGAATATGCCAATTGGTAAATTATTCTTCTTCGTACCTCAAACTTCATCTAGAGTTAATGCTGCTGGTGAGGCTGGTAACGTTCACGTTGACCCTCAATACTCTGCTCACACATCTATGTCTGACCAATTACCAGACTGTGTTGTAGGTGCTGGTTGTAACCCAACAGTATTCGAAGCTAAAAACTTATACGATATCTATTACAATGATGGATTATTCGATAACTCTAAAGGTACTGCTACAATCACTATGATGAACGCTGTTCCTGTTGCTATGGATTCTAACGGAAACTTTTCTGAAACGACTTCTTATGCTACAGCAACTGACGGTACTGTTAGAAATGGTATGTTAAGAGTATCTGGATTCTCTTCTACAAACAAAGGTAGATTAACAGGACCAGATGGTAATGAAATGGATACTGAGTCTTTCTTAGCTTCATTAAAAGTTACTTCTGCTAATGCTGTTATTGACCCAGATGGTAATACAATTATCGCTGCTGGTGCTGAGGTACCATTCAGATTAGTTACTCAAAAGTATGGTAAAGGAATCGTTGCTTATGACGATATCTGTGATGCTGCTGGTGAGTTATACATTGACTTAGACTTAAGCCACCCAGTTGATTCTAACGGTACATCTACATTTGATGGTTACGTTGGTGCTGGAACAGGTTTAACTGTTGATACAACAGCGTTTGATGCTTCTTGGGCAACTTATGCTAGTCTTGAATTAGAAACTGAAATGGGAGAAGTATCTTTCAAACTTGATGAAGTTGTTGTTTCTGTTGAAGAAAGAAAATTAAGAGCTACATGGTCTCCAGAATTAGCACAAGATGTTAGTGCATTCCACAACATTGATGCTGAGGCTGAATTAACAGCTATGTTATCTGAACAAGTTGCTGCTGAAATCGATAGAGAAATCTTAAGAGATTTAAGAAAAGCTGCTGCATGGACTCTTAGATGGGATTACAACGGTTGGAGAAAAGCTTCTACTGCTGCAAGTCCATATACACAAAAGGATTGGAACCAAACTTTAATTACTAAAGTTAACCAAATCTCTGCTCAAATTCACAAGGCAACACTTAGAGGTGGAGCTAACTACATCGTAGTTTCTTCTGAAATCTCTGCTGTGTTCAATGACCTTGAGTACTTCCACGTAAGTGATGCAAGTCCAGAGCAAGACCAATATAACATGGGTATTGAAAGAATCGGTTCACTAGGTGGAAGATTCCAAGTATACGCTGACCCTTATTCTCCATGGTACTCTATGATTATCGGACACAAAGGGAAGTCGCTTCTTGACACAGGATATATCTACGCACCGTACGTACCGTTACAACTTACGCCTACAATGTACAATCCATTTAACTTCGCACCAGTGAAGGGGATTATGACAAGATACGCTAAGAAAGTTGTTAACAACAGATTCTACGGTCATGTTAGATGTGATGGTGTTCCTCACTTCAACCTTAATGAATTAAGATAGTCTTAACATTATATAAACTTAAAAGCCTTCACAATAGTGAGGGCTTTTTTGTTTTATATAGTTTCGTTTTCAGTGTACCACATTTTATCTTTAGAACGGTCATAGTCCATCTGGTCTTTAACAAATTCAATAAAGTCATCAGAAGGAATTGGGCAATCAACTTCTTTAACATAAACTTCCCATAACTCATCTTCTGTTTCAAATTCTTCATCAGTTAGTTTATAGGTATTTAAATCATTGATTATGTCAATGACTTTAGTTCCTTTATACTTGTTCTCAAAGTTTATAACTGCGTAGTCATAACCATCTATAATTAATAATTTCATTAGTCTGCTTGTTTTTCTAATTTATAAATCGAATAACGAATCTTATCACCAAATTTATTTGTACCTTCTACAATCTCAGATGAAATCTCATGCCCATCTTTCTTTAAGTTGAAGATAGTTGCAGCCAATCTAGTGTTACCTAATTGATTAATTGCATACCATGGGGAAATTGTTCTACCATTCTGCATTGCATCTAATACTCTTTGTTTGTGCGTTACTTTTGCCATAATTTTTAATTTTAATTATTAATAAAGTACAAATATATGGATAATATTCCATACTTCCAAATAAAAAGTGAATTATTTATCCACCGTTACTATTTTAATTCCCTTATCTTCGAAATACTTAACACATGTTTCACATATGATTTTATTTCCTTTAGATGTAAATGCTAGTGCTATCATAGAACCGTTAGTGGCCCACTTAGAACCACAACACTTACATGACTTCCTACCACGAGAAAGTTTAGGTCTTTCCGTATATATCCTAATCCAATCTTCATTGGTGCTGAAATTTAAGTATATCTTAGTGATATCAATGTTAACTGTTGTAATCTCTTCCCACCCATTACTATTCTTTACTCGTCTCATACGACAAATATACAAATAAAAAACGGGAAATACAAATGTAAATCCCGTTTTTTTTATAGTTAACTCTTTATTTTTAGTTTATATTAAACTCTAGTCCCACATGATGGGCAAAATTTAAAATTTGGTTTTTGTTTATTTCCACAGTTGGTACAGTATCTTTTAATTACTGTATCTTGAACTGTATTCACCTTTTGTGATACTGGTAACATCTTGTACTCAATTGAATGGAATGGGGAATGTTCCCAATTCATATAAACCGTTTCAAGTGTTTGGTCTGATTTACTACCAGCCTCAACTCTTCCAGTCTCAACAGGTTTCTTACTTCTAAGAGTTTTTCTTTTCTTAGATTTAAGTTCTTTCCTAGGTTCTGGTGCAATACTTTTTTCTAATGATTGGTCCATGAAATCCAAAGTAGCGGTATTAATAGATGTATTAGACCCAATAAGACCATTTACATTAGTACTAGAAAGTGCTGTGTTATAGTAGGTGTGATTTGGACCACCGAAGGAACCACCATAATTACTACCACCAAATTGATTACCCATACCGAATGGTCTACTTGGTTTATAAAGGATTGGTGTACTCTCTTTATAGAACTCTACCTTGAAGTCACCGTTATCTTCAATCGCTACTCTGCTCTCAGACGTATTTGCAACCTCATAGGTGTCGAATTTGAACTTTCTAGCCACATCTATATACCTGTCAAGGAAAACTCTCTGAGCGGGCTTTAAAACAAGTCCACCTTGAGCTATGGGTTTTCCATTAAGGAAAATCTTAGCCATGATAGTATCTTTAGTTGGATTGAATAGTTCGATTTGGAACTCTTGCCCTTTTTGTAGATAGTAAGTAGGGACTTGTGAAGTCTTACTATATAATTTAATCCTACTTTTGTTTATAGCTAGGTTAGCTACGGGCGTAGGAATACCCTCGTTTGTTGTTTTGTACATTTTTTAACTTTTTTAATTTAATTATTATCGTACCAATCTTTTTACTTCCTTTTGAAAGTTCTAAAGTCAAATTAATGACTCAAGACAAATACATAGAGTTAACTTTTACAACTATAATAAAAAAACCCAAAAAAGTCAAGCAATTTTGGGTTTAAATTTTTAGTTTATTTTTTGCAACAGTCACAACCGCAGTCACACGGGCACTTTTCGCAATTACATTTTTCACACATAGTATTAATTTTAGTTATTGTTATTGTGATATTCTCAATTCACTTTGACTTACGATGTCAAATGAAAGAGTTTCTTTTATTGTAGTTACTTCATTGTTTGATGTCACCTTAACATCTAGATAATAAGTGTTTGGAATAAGACTTTCAGTGTGAAGTAGGAAATAGTTATGGTTAAATGACCTTTCTACTGGTTGGAAATCGATTACAGTTAATTCATTTCTACCCTCTTTAACATATAACCTATATTCTAAATCATCAATTACAGCAGTTTGGTTAGTTGTATAAGGAATTCTAGCAGTTACTTGTACACGTCTAATATCACCTCTTTTAATTCTTTCGTCTCTTCTAATTCCAGATACGTTAAATGCGTACTTCTGAGGCATTGTATCATTGTTTCCTATGTTGTAATACTTATTACTATCAACCAACGCAAAATCCATCTCTATATCTGGTCTAGAAATACCGTTAATGGTTAATCCTTTCCATACATCGTTGAATAGGTAACAATCAGTGTAAGCACTTGTAGTTGGTACCATAACCTCAACACAGTAAACACCCTTAGTTACGTGAGTAACAGCACTAGATGTAATACTAGAAAACACTAATCCGTTATTATCAACTATATCAACACTTGGTAGTGTATCAAGATTAACTGGGTTGCCACCAGCATTAACGTATAGATAAAGTTTATTTGTTTTATCTAAATAGAAATTCGCTCTATCATCAGTAATATGACAATCATAAACAGTTTCAACATGTGGTTCATAGAATGTTTGAGTGTGTCTAGTGAAGAATCCAACATATTGGTATGAACCTGTTTCAGTTAATTCTAATGCTCTACTAAATGCAATACCTAATCCGTAGTTAGTATCACCAGTAAGGTATCCATTAACAATATCAGAAATATCTAACTCAATATTCTCATTACCTTGTTCAAAGTGTATTGTATTCAGTGGTGTTGTAGAACCAGTAAAAGTTCCATTACCACCAGACCAAGAAATGTTTGTTTGTGCCTCAACCCAATTAGAAGGACATATCGATGTTGATGATGCATCACCACCTAATGAGTGTGTTGCACAAGAATCATAATCATACCCAACACCTTCATCCCAAGTTTGGTTAATTGGGAAAAGAATAAGGTCAAATGAGCATGCTCTATCTTTACCATCACAAGTTGTCTTACCTAATAATTCTTTATCAAATGAACCAGTATTAGTAAGTCTAAGAGTGTGTTTAAGTTTTGATAAATCAGCATATGTTCCACCGCTATATAATTCTTTTAGGTTGGTTTCATCGAAATAGAATAATAATCTACTGTATTTATTTTCAGCATCTCTACCACCATAGAATAATTCAGACACAGGGTTTCTACCAGTGTTTGTTATATTATTATATATAATTGTGTTGTTTCTATCGAAAAATGTACGTACTACCATGTTGTTTGCTTTTATTATAAATACAAACGAAGATTAATTAATACGGATGTTTTTAGATAATATTTGTTCTAAATCATACTCATTCATATCTTGCATAACTTTAGCGGTTGCTGATGAACCTTCACTATGTGGTGTAATACCTGGGTATTTATGAGTATGATTACTAATAGCATTTTTAACTAACTTAAGAAATTCAACTAATTTATCACCAAATACTAGTGGGTGTGCTTCACTTAATATTTTTTGCATTTCTTCATCACTAATAAGATTGTCTTGATTAGTTAGGTTAAATCTAGGATTACCTTCTTTATGAGTTAATAGATTAATTTTATTTGATACTATATTTGTTACCGAACCGTATTCTGGGGTAGCGTTATTATTTTCTGGCACATTAATCTGAGCGTTATATTTTATTTGAAGATATCCTTGTGTACGGTTGTTAAATTTATAACCTAACCTTTCATCAAACTCATCATCACTTCTAGTGTTGTTAGCTAAATCACCTTTGAATACAAACTTACCAGCTCTTAATAATACCTCTTCTTTTTTTAATATTAAATCAGTATTTTTCCTACCTTGTAAAGCAATATCTTCTTTTTTTGGATAACCACCTCTAATTTTCTTTCTATTTGTTGGTGCTGGACCTAAATCATTTCTACCAAAACTAAAACCATCCCAAGCATGGATATCATATTGTGCATCTTCTAGAAATTGTGGTTGTGGTATAATTGGTCCTAGATACATTCTATCTATTTTATTATTTTCGTTTGTGAATGAAAACAATAAGACCGCTTCTTTTAAATTAGGTACAACATTAATGTGTTTTGGTAACATAGGAAATGCGTATGCTGTATCAGAATCAGTTTCATTGTTATCAACACCCATAACTCTAACTTTAATTCTACCAGCATCATTTGGGTCATCAATAGACATAACCTTACCTCTTTGAATAAAAGTTATTTTATTATCACCTTGATATGAGTTTTTACCCTCTCTATTAAATTTCCCTACAAAATACATTATATATCACCTTTTAATCTTCTAAGTATTATAGCGTTTGCTTCATTAAACCTTTCTTCAACACCTTCTAATTTACTCCATTTTTTCTTCATATTCTCCTTAAACGCTTCTATCGCATCATAATCTTTAACCATAGATAATTTAAGTGATTCATGTTCAGCTTGTAATTGCTTAATTTCAAGCAATATTTCATTATTTGATTTATCTTCTAATCTACTCATCATTTATCTTATTATTCCGTTTGCTTCTTTATAACTTGTTGTATACCCTTGAGATATAACAGGTGCACCTGTATTTCCAGCACCAATGGCTGATAAAGGTATACCAGGTGGTACAACAACATTAACAACCGACTCATTTTGTATTGCATAAACAACTTCTTCACATATTATAGAAATTATACCTTCCATAACGTTCTCACCATCACCCCATATATCACCAACTGGTGCACCAGCCTCAGATTGTCTTGATATGACTCTAGATGCTATTTGTTTCGAACTTAAACCCGTTCTTAAATTACCACCTAACAATATTAATGGTGGTGGTAATGGTGTAACTGGTTTTTGTGGTATTACAAATGCAGCTTGAACAATTTGGATAATATTACTTATTTGACCAAAATTAAATCCAGTTGATGGTCCAGCTTTTTGAGTTGATTGTGCCATTATAAACCTTTTATTAATCTTATTACATCTGTAGGTACACCCACTAAACTAAGTGTTTGTGCTACTTTATTTTTTGCCTTTTCAGTAGATATCTCAACAATTGTTTCAGAAACAAGGTTAGATATTTCTTTTAATACTTGATTAAGAATTACTTTAATGATTGCATTTCTAACAGCGTTAGCAATATCCCTCATTAAATTTTTATTTTGTTTCATAAAATCAGTTGCATCAACATAATCTTCATTAATACCGTAGACAATTTTATAATTTATTAAAAATATACTAATAATTTTAGGTGATAATAAAAAACTTACAATAGCAATAACCAAGTTTTGTATTAAATCTTCAATGAAATTTAACTCAAGAGCATAAGTATCTTTAACGTCTGGTGCATTACTACCTATTGATGCACCAATTGAATTAATAGAATCACTAATCGCTATTTTCTTTTGTTCATTGGTTGTTCCACTTATTCTAGAGTTGGCTAAATCAATTAATACTTCTGGAATCGATACTGGTACCGTACCACAAGTCTCTATAACTCTAATACCTTTTTTTCTAAAATTTGCTGAGTTTTCTTGTTGACTGATTTCTTCATTTGTGAATGTGAAAAAGCTATCATCTATAACATCATCATCATCAGCATTTATAATGGACTTAATGATGGTATTAATTTCTTCTTCTTTTTGTAATTGATTTGATGTCTTATTCAATTTAACTGATAATGACCCAAACAAATCATCTAAAATCTTATTTAACAGGTTAGCAGAATCAAATAACTTAATAGAATCTATATATGTGTTGTTAAGTTCTGTTAATGTCTTACTATCAAAGTTAACATTTGTTTTGAATGTAAGGGTATTATTAGGTGTTGGGTTAAGATTTACAGAATCAAATCTAATATCTAGTAATTGGTTACCCCAAGTCTCAGTAATACCATCATTTTGTATCGTACCATAAATAAATGTATTATAATCATTACTGTTGGTTAATGGAGTTACCTGTGTGTCAGTGTAAATGAAATTACCTTCTTTTGATATTGGGTCCGTTTTGAACATATCAAAAAAATCTACTTTATTAACTTCTGTAGTAATACCAACACCTGTTGATTTTAAGAAATTAGGTATTGATGGGTCAACACCACAATTAACTAAACTCTTAAGTGATGTTTTCATTGCTATTTTAACAGCAACTTCCATCTCATCTAATTTATAAGCCAACGTATCAACAATTACCTCACGAAGTTTTTCAATACCGACCAAAGATTTAAGTAGGTCGACAAGGAACGCAATACTATCGCCATCATTGTTTATTGATGGGAATGACGGGTTAGTCACTAATTTGGGTAAACCCTCAGCAACGGTCCTAGCGGCAGCTATCTTACCAAATATTTCACTTTTTTGGTCTATTAAAGCCATTTGTTTTAGTTGTTAGATTCTTCGTTAGTATCTTCATCACCATTGTTCTTGATGATGTCTCTAATGGTCTTAAAATCACTAATTTGGGCCTTACCTTCGTATCTTTCCTCAACAGCTTTCTCAGAGTTACCACTATGTTTGATTATATCGCTTTGTAGTTTTGCAACTTCCAATTTAATCTTAATACCAGAATCCTTAACCTTTTGAGCATCTATCTTAGCCTTAGCTATCTTTGTTGCATCTTCAACATCTTCTGGTGTTGTAGAGGTTTGTAATTCGTTTATTGTTCTATTAGCATCGTTTATTTGACCACATGCATCGTTATACACCTCTTGCATTAGACCTTCTAATGAAGTGGTGTTATTAACTTTTATTTCTTGTTTCTTTTTCCTTGGCATAAAATTGTTTTATATATAAATATCACGCATATGGATTTTCATCAAAACCATTCTCAAGTCCATCGAACTTTAAGAATTCATACATAACCTTATATCTCTTCATTGCAACTCTAATATCCTTTGTTGATAGACTGGTGTAATTACGCATAGTTTCAAGAACTTGGTTCTTGTTGTATTTTGCACCACCTTTCATATCATCAAATACGGTCTCCCATTGCCCTAATATTTCAATCAAACATCTACCAACCTTAATTTCATTTTCAGTTAGTTTCTTTTTGTCTGGATAATCTTGTGTGATTTCAACTTCAACTTCGATGATAATTTTGTTGATGAAATCCGCTAAGATAAGTTTTTCACTATCTAGTGTATAACTATAATCTTCATTCGACTCTATAGAATCGTAGTTGTCTTCAAAAGACGAGAACTGTCTAAGTCCTCTATCATCTTTTTGAAGCATTCCTATCAAATAATTCTTACAAATTGTACCGTAGTACGAGTAAGCTTTCTTTCCCTGTGTATGGTCGAACTTGTCGGCCTTGGTTATTAGAAACGATATTGTGTCTGTATGTAATTCCTCAAACGTAAATGACTTTCTGTAAAGTTTATACGTTCTTATGATTGACTCAACCATTTTTTCGATTGGGTGTCTAAGGAATTTATTATAGATATGGTTTCTCTCTATTGTGTCATCTGACTCTAAAAATCTTACAACTGCTTCTTCTTGTTCTGGGCCGAAATACAAATCATTTTTCCTTTTGCGACCCCTTTTTTTAGGGGCCTCTTCGGATTTGTTTTCAGTTTTTCCCATTTAGTTTATTTCAGAATCATATGTTAGTTTTCTGTCATGACTATGGTAGTATTCCTTCTTTGCTTGAGCTAACCACCACTTAGCCTCTACTGGGTCAAGTTCTTCTCTGTAGTTAAAGAATAAAGAACCTTCTCTTTGGTTAACGTGTTTGTAACCAAATTTTGGTATAACAAATATTCTATTATCTTTGAATGCCATTCTAAGTAAAAATTCATATACAAAGGTAAGTTTAACACTTGATTTAAGTCCACCGAACTCTTCAATTAATGATTTCTTCATAACAACACCATCAATATTAAAATTTTGGTATGCTAACAATGCACTAATATCTAAAACACCCATTTCATCTGAAAAACTTTGAGCCCATACTGCTTCATTGGTAAGACCAACAAATGCTTGTTTAGGGTCAACATCTACAATAATTGGCATGAACATGTCAACATCTGAATGTGCACTTCTGTATTCAACAACATTCTTAAACCATATCTTAGAATATTCATCATCCAATTCCAAGATACTAATCCATTCTGTTTTAGTATTTTCAACACCAAAGTTAATTTGAGATGGGAAATCCGTTTCACCATCATTATCAATAACCTTAACGATGTCTTTTATTTTACCAAAGTCATATTTCTTTAGTTCTTTTGATACATCACTACCTTTAGGTACAATAACAAGTACTGTATCTGGTAATGTTAATTGTTCCTCAACACTTTTAATTGCGTTAGCGAATAAAGGTCTAGTTGAATCTGTTAATTCGTGTACTGGTAATAGTACTGTAATTTCTGTTTTCATTTTTATGCGTTTGTTTCTACGTTAGTTTCTTTAGGTTTTATCATTGAAGTAAATTCTTTTTTTCTATTGGTAACAAGTGTACCATAAACTTCTTCAATTGCCTTTCTTTGTTTATCCATTGAATATTCACCATTTGTAGTTTCCATACTGTCAAGAATATCTTGTGGTACTGAATCTTCAAACCAAACCTTCATAAATGTTCCAACTAATTCTGGAATGTTAATAGTTGTATTAGTCCAAACACCATTATTTAATAATGTTGTTTCACCATTTTCTGTTGTACTTTCCATCCATTCTGGAATCATATTTGGAATTTTACCAATTACTGGTGTTCCAGATTTCATAGCCTCAAGTGGGAATGTTCCGAAACCAGATTGGTCATCAATCCATACCGCCAAACAAGACTTACCTAATTCTTCTGCAAATTGTGCTTTTGGAATACCTCTAAGTTCTTTGAATGTTACAAATTTATAGATTGGGAATTGTAAGTAGAACGCATTAGCGATTTTCTTAGCATCACCATGATTCCTAGTAAGGATTGTAACTACTGGTGTTTTAGGTTTCTCACTTGGTTTAAACATGTCAGAAATCCCTACTGGAATAATATGTGTGTTAATACCTTGGAATAGACTAGTAACATAGTTAGCTTGCTTTTGTGATGTTGTAATAACATCATAGAAACCAAAATCAGTGTGCCATTTCTTACCGATTGGTAACAACTCTAACAAATAATCATAACTTTGTGAGAAAACAATCTTCTTACATGGGAATTGTTTTACTTGGTCCATGATATTAGCGAAAATTTCTGGAATGATAATAAAATCAGAAGGGTTCACATTTAATTGTTGTCCTTCTATTGAGATGTGAGGTAGGTTTGCATATTCTTCACCTAACCAATCAGCAATACCCATACTAGTTTCATCACCACGTAATTTATAGTCATCTTTCTCGTGCATGATAAATGCTTTATATCCCAATTCATTTAAAGTTTTTACGTGTTCGTAAATGTTAGCGACACCAGCAACTGGGTTACCTTTAGTGTCAAGTGTAAAGAAGTAAAATGAAAAATCTTTATTATCTAATTTAGATAATAATTCACCGATTTGTTCTTCTTGTGTTTTTACAGGTTTGTTTGTTTCTTCTGCCATTTTTTTTTATTTAATTATTATTATATTTCTTTTAATATTCCATACTCTATTAAAGTATTGAAAGCCATTTTAAATGATATTGTAGTTTTACTCATTGCAAGTTCAAAACCTAAACTATCATCTAATTCTTCGTTATAAGTGAAAAGTATTTCTAAACACATTCTAAGTAAGTCATACTTTGGTCCATCAACTTCTGGAATCTTATCATATTCTCTAGTTGTTATGGTTGTACCAATTGGGGTACCCGACTCGTCATAATTGATTTTAGTTTCAGTTTCAATTGTTTTATCTGAATCTGTTTTCATTGTTAATAAACTACTAAATGAGTCTAAATCAATCATAAATAATTGACCACCTATATCTATTAAATTATCTCTTTTGTTCATATTAAATTTCTTCAAAATCTGCTGTCTTAGTTCTAAGTATTCTTTCTCTTAATTCGATATCATTCATAAATTCGAATAAATCATCTATTTCAAAGTCAGCCTTAACGTCTTTATTGTAAGGTGCGTTAACCTTTACTGAAATCTTACCAGATGGTTTAGCTTCTAATGCTGTTGGACATGCAGTTATTAATACATCAACACCATCCCATTTATCCGCATAAGCAGTGACAAACCTAATATTTGGTGCTTTACAAAGTGTTTTAGATAAAAACCAGAAAGTACTTGGTATACTTGCTGCTGCTTCTCTACTAACCAACTCTATTTCATGTTCATCTTCATCTCTCATTTCAAGTAAAAAATGATTAAAGTGTGTCATTATGTTATTATGAGTTTGGTCACCATGACCAAACAACTCTAAAGCTGCCTCAACATACATAAATTTCTTCATGTCCATCTCATCTTTAAAATCAACTAACTCGTGATTCATAAGATTAAAATCAGTGATTGGGTTTTTCTTAAGGTCGATTTTAACGCCTCTGTACTTTTCATATGTATAAGCAAATTGACTTATAAAATCTCTCAGTACTTCATTTAATGTAATTCCTATTTTCATGATTTAAAAATATTATAAAATCGTTATAAGTAAACCTTACCAAGTAAAATTCTTCTTAAACCATATTTTTATTTTTCTAATTAGTTTAGATTTAGGTTTTTTATTTTTAATATAACGTGGTTCAACATTAATAACATCTGATTTCTTAACCCCACTATTATTTGGTAGATACCCTTCCTTAATTATCCTAATTTCTGGTGGGGTTGGTTTAACTAAATTCTTAGGTTTGTAATTTTCAAGAATTCTTGAAATCAATGGATTTCTAACAATTTCAGATTCATTAAATTCAATGACACCTATTTCGTCTAATTTACCATGTTTACTAATTGCATCATAAAGACCACTTTGTCTAAAATCACCATACCTATCAGATTGGTCAAGGTCACCAGAGATAATAAATTTACTACTAAAACCAATTCTAGTTAGAAGTGTTTTCATTTGATTTGGTGACATATTCTGTGCTTCCTCCATAACAAGTATAGTATGGTCAATGGTCTTACCTCTAATGAAACCTAACCCACCAACTTCAACTATCCCAGCACCTTCTAACTCAACCCTTTTGGTTATACCTACGATTTTATCAATTATATCAATTGATGGTGCAACGAATGGGTCTAGTTTCTCACGAATAGAACCTGGTATGAAACCTAATTTCTCTTCTGCCTCAACCGCTGGGTTGATTAAAATTATCTTATTGTATTGATTTGAAGTATTTTGTAGTAATTCAATCGCCCTAGCAATAGCCACATAACTCTTACCAACACCAGCTGGACCAGTCGCTAAAACTATTTCCTTATCGGTGATTAGATTAGCAAAAACCTTTTGTTTCTGATTCTTACACTTTAATCTGTGTCTAGTTGGTAGAATTATACTTAACGGTGAGGTAGGAGTTTCTTCTACAACTTTTGTTGTACTTTTTCTTTTCGTCATATTATCTAGTTGAAGGTTTACCTTGAAGAACATCCATCCAATGGTCACACATTTCATGCATCAATGCTTCGAATGTATAATCTGGTTTCCAGTCAAAGGTTTCTCTTAGTTTAGTTGAATCTCCTTTTAAATAAGGTAATTCTTCTGGTCTAAGGAATTTAGGGTTTTGTGTTACATAATCCTCATAATTCAATCCTAGGTATGAGAAAACAACCTTACACATTTCTCTAACTGAATGTGTTTCCATTGTTGATACAACGAAGTCATCAGCAACATCATGATTTATAATCTTATGCATTGCCTTCACATAATCCTTTGAGTGACCCCAATCTCTATAAGAGTCCATATTACCCAATTCTAATTTATCTTGTAAACCTAATTTAATACTACATGCAGCCTTAACCACTTTGTTGGTTACGAAGTTACTACCCCTTCTTGGTGATTCATGATTAAATAGAATACCATTTACAGCATGTAAACCATAAGCACGTCTGTAGTGTCTTACAACATTGTAACCAAATACTTTAGAACACCCATAAGGTGATACTGGATTCATAATAGTACTTTCTCTTTGGAAGTCGTCATCATCAACTGTTAAACCAAACATCTCAGATGATGATGCTTGATAGAATTTAGCCTTTGGACAAATTCTCCTATACGCTTCTAATATATTAATGACCCCAACAGCGTTTGTTTGTACTGTAAATTGTGGGATATCAAAACTAACCCTAACATGACTTTGTGCACCAATGTTGTAAATCTCATCTGGCATAATTTCAGTTAGTAATCTTTCTATTGATGTCTGGTCTAATAGGTCACCATAGTGTGTGAATAATTTACCACTCTTAAATGCTTCACCTAATCTTGCTGATTGATTTTCAGATGTTGAATTTCTTCTTACCATCCCATGAACTTCATATCCAAGGGATAATAAATACTCTGTTAGATACGAACCATCTTGCCCGTTAATACCTGTAATAAATGCTTTTTTATTCATTCTTTATTTTATTTTTGTTTTATTAGTTGATAGAGGTAAACGTCTATATATTCCTTTACCGTCTGGTGATTCATATACTGACATTGTTGTGTCGAATACTTTACCACCATTTTCTCGTGTTACGATTAATACTGGTCCATCTTCGTTAACGTTCTCGTCAACATAAGTAACCGTTTTATTTAAAATGTCTGATTCGAATAATTTGGTAAATGGAACCAATGGTTCACCATGACCATAACTTACCGTATCCCATACTTGATATTTCATATTATTTGTTTTTAAAAATTTTCATTTGTGTTAAATCTGGCCAATCAGTCGATACCCATTGTCTAGGTTCTGTTTCTATTGCATCTTTTAACTTATCTAGACCTTTTTGTGCTGTTTCTGGTGTCATATAATAATGGTAACCCATAGTTTCTATGTTTTGTTCTCTCCAAGGTGTGTTTGGTAGTCTACCATCGTATGACATCTTCTTTAGCATTTTAGCATCATCTTCGTTGTCACATAATATCATACCACCTCTACCAAGACTTAAATGTTTTTGGAATTGGAAACTTAGGGACATCATAGTATTTGGAATATAACTGTCTTTCTTCCAAAGAACTGCCGCATCAATTATTCTTTTATCATCATAATTAAGAGTATAAAAGTTTTTCCAATCGTCATTACGCCACTCTAGTTCTATACCTAACTTATCAGCCAAGAATGGTACTGATAAATAGGTTCTTTTTGGTACGTTTATCTTTGTTGTGTTGGTTAGTCTTAGACATAATTCTATCCCGTGAGTACAGCAATCAACAGCTACTGCGTATGGAGCACCAAAGAACTTGGCTATCTCATTTTCGAATTCGGTTATTGTATTAAAATCCATATTTTATTTTAATAATACCGATAATTGTTAATTAAGTAAATATTACTTATCCATCAATTTCATTTTTTGTAACTCTTTCTTCTGAAATGTTATAACTTTTAATTATATTGATGTAATTTTCATTATCTATTGGGTTTGAAAATAAACCACCAGTAAAACTATGTCTACTTATATTGATATCCCAATTGTCAAAATATTTACCACTAACTGTTTGATTAAAAGAATTATCCCCAAAGTTAACACCAATAAAACAAACCTTAAAATTTTCAAATCCATGTACAACCTTTAATGTGTCCACAATTTCTTCCATATCTGAAAGTCCTATATCATTTTCCCATTTGTTATATGTGTAGTTAAATAAAGTATTATAATTCTTTAGTTTCTTGAACCTTTCCTTACATTTGACAAAATGATTATAATCTTTCTCAGTGTTTAAATCGTGATGTGGAAATATTGCACCATGAACATCCGTATGGTCAACATCATAAAACTTATTACTAGTCCTAACTGACGTTGGTAGTTGTGTACCAGTCTCTGGGTCAAGTGTCATTTGATTACAAGTTAAACTAAAATTATTTTCTGGTTTAAGTATCTCATTAAAATCATCCGCTAAAATGTGTTTGATGTTCTTAACGTTTAATGTATTCATAAAGTCAAAAAAACCAGAAAATTCTCTATATTTGTAGTGTTTTAATATTTCAGAATTCTGACATCTACTACCTAGACTATGTATTGTATTATATTTCATTTTCTAAAAAGTGTTTATATATGTAATCTTCGGCAACTAATAATTCATTTGCCAATTTAAAGTTATCATTAACAGCATCTAATTTACTCTTATACAACTCAACAGATAAATCTTCAATCCTAAAGTTATCATCTAACATGATAATACCATCTTTATTGAAGAAGTCCCCAATGTTCGTTATTCCGTAATAGATTGGTATTGTCCCAGTCATAAAACAATCCGTAATCTTTTCTGTAAACATATTAGAATAGGTTGCATTCTCCATTGCAAAAGAAAAATAGTAATCTTTAAGACCGTCAACTTTATTAGTTATTGGGTTAAAACCCCTACCATAATGGTCACACTTATTAGAGTATTTGTTAATCATTTCTTGTCTAATTCTATGTTCAGCACACATGACCTTATTAGATGCAATCATCGACACTAATTTTGTTTTATCATAAACCTCACCATAAGGTAAGAATGATTTACCACTACATTGTGTTAGTTTAAATATACTAGAAATTGTAGTTAAGTAAACGTCATGAGTAAATACACATTTAAAATTATCAATTAAATATTCTACATTATTCACACACCAATCATATATTGATGGGTTTATAGTTTTAGATTCAACTAACCAACCATAATTCTTAGTATTTGGATTAGTTGGTTGTTTAATTGAATGGTCAACATATATAGATATTGGAGCAGTCTGTTGACCTTTAACCCATTTCATATATAATGGTTCATAACCAGACGTTGAAGGGCTGTGTTGAAAACCACCACCGATTAAATTTATTTCTTGTCTACCATCTTGCATATTATATCATTAAATTCTTCTTGTAATAAAGGCATAGCCTCTTGAGATAGGTGAATATCATCCATTATATACTTTTCATCAGTTGTACCATCTGGTAACATCATTTGTTTTGAGATATCTTTTAATATAATTCCATTCTCATGAGATTTATGTTTTAGGTAGGTGTTAAAATGAGAGGTCATAATATTTCTAAATGTAACATCTTTATATTGTCTACCAGAAGTTGGCCAACCAACAGACGATGCTGGTGGTGCATATATACCAACGTTAAAACCTTTATCTCTTAAATATAAAACAGTTTTCATATAGCGATTAACAGTTTCTTTTATCACATCAAATACCGTTTGATTCTCACCAATATTAAAACCAATATGATTCCTAATATCAATTTCACCGAAACATGTAAATACATAATCATCATTACTGACATTATATTCAGATAATGCTTGTTCAATCCTAGATAGTTTATTGTATGAATTCCATGCAGTGTTAGAACCAATTTTAATTGGTGTGAAATATGGTATCTTTTGTTCAAACCTATTTATTCGTGACCTTAGTTGACCACCACTAAGTGTATAACAAGTACCAAATTCTGGTTGTATATGTCTAAGACCGTCAAATGTCTTATCAGTACCAGAAAAAACAGACACATGACTATCACCTATTATATAAATCATAACTTAAAAACCTCTTTAATATTTTCAGATAAAATACTAGCAATAATCGATACCGAAGATATATCTGCTTTAAATAAATAATCACATTTTGCTAGAGTAAATATTTCTTGTATACATTCAATACCTAATTTATACCTATGATGTTCTCTTTCAGCTTTGAATCTATCATATGGGTGAAGATGTGGGTTTGCAGCATCAGCTCTAAACATATCTTCATAACATAATACAGGGATATCTAATGCTTCCCTAATTGACTCTATTATTGTTCCGTCATCAGTAGCTAGAAATATTTGTTGGATTTCTGGTTTATCATTTAGTATTACCTTAACTCTATCAATGTAAGAACTAACTGGAGATACATTGTGATAGTGTTTCATATCTGTCAATCTAACTTGCATACCTAGAGTTACTTTACCTTTAATATTTTCATTGTAATAATCATCTAACAATTTAACCAAATATGGTTTAAGTTGAAATGAGTTAAAGAATTTTTCTTTAAGGTCAATGAAATTCTGTGGGTACATAAAAACATCTCTATTCTCATAATGTATATTCGCTGAAATTAAACTATCCATCTCTTTTACTGGTTCGTCATTTGATATGGTTGTCTGGTCAAAGTAATACTCCCAACTATTATTCGTATCATGAAGTATATCTTTCTCAGTACAAACACACTCATTTGTTTCCATATCAACAAATAACTTATCACCATCAGAGGTATGTGTTAATGCATTTAAGGTAATGAAAATATTACCAGCAAAGCCAACCCCAGCAAATTCATGTGCTGGAGATATCTTAACGAATTTTAATTTATATTTCATACCCTAATTTTTTAGCATTTTCTATTATCTTTGAACCATCAATTTTCTTAACTAATTTTGCTGGGTTCCCTTTATACACACCCCATTCTTCTGTATCACCCATTAATAAACTACCAGCTGTGAGTAATACACCCTTTCTTAGTATAGACCCAGCCAACACAATAGAGTTAGTCCCTATGTTTGAAAATTCTTCCATGATAACTGGTTCAATTATTTGAGTCCCTTTCAATTCATTTGGTATCATAGCACCGAATAAACCACTACCATCAAATCTATCAGAACCACAGACTATTCTAGCACCAGCCATTATGTTATTAAAACCTTTTGCGATGAATTGACCATTCTTACCACCAATACAAGTTACATATGGACTTATATGTACATAATACCCAATAGTTAATTTAGTTGTGCAATAGAAACCATCATCGATTGCGACATGATTACCAATAACGCAATAATCTGGTTGTTTAATTGTGATATTATCACTTAATATTACATCATCACCTATTATCATAACATATTTTTGAATTCATCAACACTGATTAAATTCAATAATTCTATTCTATTTGAATCTAATAATTCCCATGTTAAATCTTCACTAACTTTTATCTTCTTTTGTTTACCTTTGGTAATAACCCCGCAACCATAATCACTATCAACCACAGACATTTTAATATCATTTCTTTCTGTCTTTAGTTTTACCCAAGCTTTCCAGCAATCACCAGTCCATTCAGTATTAGGTTTGTATTGCGGATAACGTTGTATCAATTCAGAATGTGGATTCATATCATGACAAATAATATAACCACCATCATTTAAGACATTTAAAGAGTTTATGATGTCTTTATAAACTTGTTCTGACCAATGCAACCCATCAATAAAGATAACATCATACATCTCTTTATTTTGCTCAAAAAAAGCATCTGATGTTAATGTAAAGGTAACTGGAACTGTGGGTGTTGGGTCAACACAAACTTTATGTTCACAAACAACACCAGCAAAATTCTTACCAGGTCCCATACCGATTTCTAAATATTTTTTACCACCAACCTTATCAATTAGTGATTGAATAATTTCTGTTCTTGTCATATCTTATATACTTTTTTAATATTTTCACTCCAAAGGACACCACCAGCCAACATTCCAGACAACCTACCAAATAAATAATCACACTTACCCATTAATTTTGCTTGAATTATAACTTCTTCACCTAATAATCTACAGTGGTTTTCTCGTTTAGTACTAACATTTGGCCAACAATGAACTCTATTAATATATTCCATTGTTTCATCTGTACGTCTAAACACATCTGGTATGAAGTAAGACTCTGGGAATGCTTTACTAATAGCATTTATATATTCCATATCTTCACTAACAATGAATATTTTTGTTATTTCTTTATTCTCTTCTAATATTTTCTTAACCTCGTTGATATAATCTTGCACACTAAACACACCATACATTGGATGGTGGAGATTGTATTCAGTGCCTCTAGCCATTAACCCTAATACTGTGTGACCCTCAAATTCTTCTTTATATATCTTATCAATTTTATCTAAAATATATTGTTTAGGTTTAATATATAAATTATCAATCGTTTGTTGTCGTTTAAGTTCCGTTTGATTATCGAAATAATGTTGTGCATGGTCAATTAGTGTACCGTATTTAGAAGGTGGGTAAGTATTTAATGTTGATGTGTCACCACTACCTATAATTGGTTGTTCAAACCAAAAATCAAAAGGGTTTATATCTGATGTTTCAACTTTATTCTCAAAAGGGTTAATACTTTCAACCCAAGTTGTGTTAGCCCAACTAATGTAAGGTATACTATCATTACCACTATCATGATGATGAATTAATTCTTCTAAACATATCCTATAATTAGAAAAAAACCCATAACCATAATTCCAACCATGTTTTGTTGGTGATATTATTGAATAATTACCCATATTAAATAAACCTCTTGTCTAATTCTTGACCCTCGTAAGGACCAGTTTTATATTCATATACAATTGTATCATCTTCTAGTATTTCATATGTATGACCACCGTAAAGTGTGAAACTAGCATCCCCAGCACCAAGTATTGGTTCAGCAATTAACGTATCGTCAATATCATAGAACTTACATCTAACACGACCTTTGATAATAACCCAAGATTCTTGAGCAATTTGTTCATCATAAGACCTTTTCTTAGTTATGTGTTTGTGTGGTGGGAATGTTTTACCTTTCTCCATTCTAAGAGTCGCACATTGGATGAAGTGTTCCCCATCTACAACGTCATGTCTACCCTCTATTTCTGCTAATCGATTGATTATATGTAATAACCTACCGTCTATTCTTGAGTATATCTTTTCCATTTATTAAATTTTTATCCATGATTTTGGGAGTATATCACTAGTGTCATGTTTTATTGCTGGACCAAACCATTTTGAAGGTCCAATAACTATTTTATTTTCGTTTCTATTTAACCAAGCACCCCACCAAGAGAATGATGAATTTGCAATAATGTTATTATTACAGAATGACATTAAATATAATTCAATATAATCTTTTTCATTTTGAATGTAAACACTATTATTGACTTTTAAATTATCCTTACACCATTGAATATCATCACTAAATATAATAAATCGGTCTGTTTTATCTTTAACTAGTTCAATAGCTTCATTGTAATATTCAACAGATTGAACTGGATGGTGATTCGGATGTTTAACATAATCACCACGTCTTACATGTATAGATGTTGTTTTACCTTTAATGATAGATTTGTATTTACCAACTATAATTGTATGTAATGTTTTAAGTGATGGAGTTAAAAAGTCTAATATTTCTTCCCTATGTGTTACAAAGTATTTCTCACTCTGGAAAAACCCATCAATTATAACATCTTCCTTAAATAAAGGTGATGGTGTATATTCAAATGGGTATACTGCTGTTTTAGCCGATGCGTGTGGTGATGTATTCAAATGACCTAAGAAGTCCTTATATTCATTACTATGTTTAAGTGATGGGTTATAAGTTTTATCTGAATTTAAGTAATGTAGGTGCGAATCTAAATTAGGAAATGAACAATCTGTATTACAATCAATTGCAATGGCCTTTGCTGCCGCAATCTGAAAGAACATATTTCCTAAACCTCCTTTTAACTTACAGTATATCATCTTACCAATCTTTCGTATTTAGGTCTATTCCTCAATATTTTAACTGCGTTATTTACCTTATCCATATTAACCTTATGGTCATTAAGAGGGTTTTGTTCGTTATAGATATAATTAATCTCATCCATAAAGTAATAATGTTCTGGTCCAGCCATTTCAAGCATTGGGAACATAAATGCTAAATCACCAGCAACCTCCCAATAAACACCATTATCATCTTTCAAGTAATCTTGTTCTATTGCTCTCCATAAGAACGCTCTCCATGTTCTAATATGACTTGCAGTAAATTGGTCTTGTCTAATATTATCAAAATCCCTTGGTTCTGCTGCGAATCCTCTAGTGCCATTTGAGTACATGAAACAGCCATTAGCAATCCAAATGTTCTCTACTTTATACGTTGCATCAATCCTAGCAAGTGTCTTAGAGTCTGGGAGCCAATCATCACCATCAATTTCAACAATTACTTCGTTATCGTCAATGTCTGGATTGTTACGAATTACTTGGTCATAGTTACCAGGTTGGTAGAACTTCTCCGTATTCTCAATAAGAATAAATCTATCATCACCTTGAATCATATCTTTAACCTTTTTAACTGAATTATCTGTTGACATATCATCGGTGATATAACATTTAAAATCAGTAAATGTTTGACCCATTATGGAACCTAAACATTGTTCTATATATTCTTCACAATTGTAAAGTGTTGTTACTATTACCATTAATCTCGTTCTTTTCTTTTTTCCTTATTTTCATATCTCTTATCCAACTCATCATCTCTGAACTTCTCATAGATAGATTCACCATTCTTAAGTACCTCAGCCTTGAACTTAATAATATAATAACCATCAAATTCAACTATCTTATCGAAACCGCTAATTTTATAATCAAATTCCATTAAGTCTTTAATACCAACTGTATTGTAAGATATAAACATGACGTTGGATATATCTAAGAAATCTGTCATCCTAGGGTTCTTAATTGACTTCTTAATTTCAGATAGAAAGAATCTACTTTTTCTATTATCCTCATCAGCATATTTTGTAACATAGAATTCTAATAATTTTTCAGTATCAGAAATAGTTCTCACATGCATTTTCTTAGTGTAATCTTCTATGTCAAACTTTGGTCTAAATTCTCTTTCACATTTTAACACACGTTCTGGTTTTTCCTTTTCGTCTACTAGAACATCTGACAAACTCATTGTTATTATGTCATTATTGACCAATAATTCTAATGGGTAATATTCATAACCATCAGCAATAGCCTCATCAGTTTCAGAATATTCAGTATCATCCATCTTAATTTTACTTAACGTATTCTTACCAAGATTACCTTCTTCGATAAGTGTTTGTTCTGTCATCATAAAACCATCCTCATCATACCCAACAACCTCAGTCTTAAATTTTTGGGCTTGTTCAAGAACTTTATACATCCTCCAACGTAATTCTTGAACTTCTTGAGTTACTTCACCTTGATTTAAAGCATCGGCTAAAGAGCCTTGTCTATGTCTCTGATGTTTTGATGTACTACCTAGTTCATTCCCACCACCTTGACCTAGAGCTGTTTTTTCAACACTAGATGTTGCTAACGCTATCGCAGCTAACTTATTTTTAACCCAATCACCTATTCCCATTATTGAACAATTTCTTTATATTCCTCTATTATTTCTTTGGCAACATTATCTGACCTAAATTTATCGATATCATCTGGAACTTGATGTAATTCTTTACCTTTAATATTTCCAGATTCATCAATATCATAAATCCAACCAGCCTTACCACATAACCACCCTTCAATAGTTGTTCTACCTAATAAGATACCAGCCGTTTCATCACACTTCTTAACGAATTCCTCAACTTTCCAACTTGGACCATGATAAGTAACGTGTTCGTTATCAGAACCTATTAAATCATTAACAACAACACCATTCTCCTTACCAACTAACCAAAGGTCTTTACCATCCGCTTTAGTTGTTTCAATTAAATCCTTAATTGCTTTCTCACGTAAATAATCTATTGTACCAACAAATAATACAATTGGCCTTTCATTATTTACATTAGTTGGTTTAAACCTAGAATAATCAATCGGATTATAAACAACGTCAATCATATCAGCATCAATGTTAAATCTATCAATTAGAAATTCTTTAATTTCTGGTCTAATAGCGATATACTTTTTAATTTGTGGGTGTATAACTGGATGTTCCAATTCAATAACCTCAGAATGGATACTACAAATAGTTTCAGTGTCTGGGTATAATTTAAGTAGATGTTCTGTAATCGGTTTGTGATTCAAATGTAGAACATCGAATTGAATATCTGACACTTTATATAGATTATTCTTAGTTGATTTTACTGGTCCGTTTGGTGTATTTAACATCCATTCACCATCACCTAATTTATAACCTGGTGGTTCTTGAATAGAATACAACTTAGCACCCAATTGGTGAGCCTTTCTAGCCAATGGTTCACCAAGTGATGAACAAATAGAAACATCACAACCTTGTTTTAACAATTCCTTTGTTAATTCATAAACATATAATTCAGAACCAGTATGGTTTGCAAAATTAAGACAACCAATAAGAACTTTAATTTTCTCATCCTTTCTAAATTCTTTCTTAATATTAACTGGTAAATTATCTTTATACTTTTCAGAAAACAATTTTCTATTTTCTTCCCATTGTTCGTTAGTTTGACCAACAGATTGATGATTTACTCTTAAGTTCGTATGAACACCAACCTTAACACCATCTAAATAATTTTGAAAGCAGAAGTCAACGTCATAGAAGTGGAAACCTTCTACAGATTCATCAAAGTCTTTTTTGATTCTTCCCTTATGTATGGAAAAGAATACACCATCAACAACAACAACATCTTCAATATCGTTATTAATATCTGGACTATAAGCAGACAACCATGATTTACCATCACTAGTATGTTTAACTCTACCGTACATCTTCTTTCTTTTAGCCCACCATTGACCACTCTCTGGTAAGAATTTAGAACCAGCAACACCTAATATACCATATTCTTCATTGTTATCGTAAAGTCTTTTTAACTTCTTACCCCATTGCTTGGTTTCGATAGTAATATCATCATGACAAAATACCACAATATCGTTTTTAGCTTGTTTTAAGCCACGATTATAACACTTAGTTAGTGATTCACCATTATTTATTATTTCTATAACCTCAGCGTTCTTATGTAGCCCAGAAGACTTAATAAGATGTTCAGTATGTTCTGGGTTTGATTCTCTTGTACAGTATACTATTGTTATCATTATTTTTCAGTTAATCTTTTTAACTGTTCTTCTAAGACAGTTAATTCTTTTTCAAATCCTTCAATAGTCCAACCATCACTATAATTCCCCATAACGATTTCTACGTTTAAGAATCGGATTCTTTCTTTTATTTTTTCTATATTATCTTCCATATTATTTTATACCTGTTGAACCGAAACCTCCAGCCCCTCTATCAGTATCTTTTTCAATCTTAGATACCTTATTTAGTTTAATAATATTCTTACCTGTAACAGTTGCAATAACTGCTTGTGCGATTCTATCACCTTTATCAACATTAAACACTTCATTACCATGGTTGATTAATATCACTTTTATTTCTCCTGTGTAATCAGAATCAATCGTACCTGGTGAGTTTAAAACCGTAACACCCTTCTTTGCAGCAAGACCACTTCTAGGTCTAATTTGAATTTCAAAGTTTTCTGGAAGGTCAAAGAATAAACCAGTTGGGATTACTTTAAACTCCTTAGGCATTATACTACCATATTCACTTGCTCTAAGGTCAAAACCAGCAGAACCAGAAGTTTCCCAATCTGGGTCTTGATTATCAGACTCATTTACAAATGATATATTAATCATTGGTGATAATCCACTAGGTATGATTGTTTTTTCACTACCATATTCCGACATAAAATCGTCATGTGTATAATCATCATTTGGGTCCATAGCCCTATCTAATTTAGACCTAGCATCATTCACACTAAAACTACCCCAACCTTCCATTATACACCAAATTTTTCCTCAATAATAGCCAATTCATTCGCTTGTTTAAGTATTACGCCTAAAGTACTAGAATGCCATTTGGCTTGTTTGTCCGAATCATCCTTATCGTGGTTGATAATTGCTTGGTATTCATCTTCTGATAATTCAATACCATTACTAAGAGCATAAATTGCTGAACGTTCACCAACACTCATAGATACAAGGTCATTATTGAATTCATACATAATACCTCTTTTATTGTGCCAATCAGAGTTAAATGGTTTATATAGTTTAGCCTTACCAATTTGGTGTAGTAAGCATACTTTAAGTAATGAAGGTAATTCAACTTTCATTTCTTCTGGTAAAATATTATTAATCGATACGGCATACTTAGCAGTTAATAGTAAGTGTGCAATAAGACCACCTTCAAACGCATTGTGTAAGTTAGTAGCTGTTGATGCTGGTGCACCGATAAAATCTTCACCTAAAAAATCAAGTAGGTTGTCGTTCATGAAACCATGAGTTTCAGCGGTTTTAAAATACTTCTCAGTATTCTTTAAAATTTTTTGTTCTGTTAACATTTTGTTAATCTTTATTCATCGTTATTTTTAACAACTACTGTCCATCTTAAATCATTAATATTGGGCCAACCATCTTGTTTTCTTTCGAAATCGGCAAGTGGTCCAATAACATGAGATAAATCTTGTACAGTAATCATATTTTCTATTTCAATTATTTTTAAATCGTAATTGATAGAAACTGGTGAGTTATTTTTCTTACTCATAAGTTAAAACAAATATACTATAAAAATTATTGTGATGCAACCTCACTTGTGTTATTTTCTTTCTTTTTTTCTAAAGCCGATAAATATAAATCACGTCTATTTTTAGTTACAGTTTCCATACTGTAAGTATCCTTAACGGTATTATATAGATTATCTTGTAAAACCTTGATTCTTTCTGGGTTAGTTAATAATCTTTTTAAATGTTGATACCACTGTTTATGATTTTTATTTGATGAAACTAATAACGAGTTAGCATTTTCATCAAAAGTTGGTAAATCATTCTTAGTTGCTGGTTTCTTATAAGCACTAACCAAGTCAATTTGGTAAGGTCCAAAATCCTGTGCAATAATTGCTTTCTTGTGGAACCCAGCCTCGATAACTTTTAATTGACTCTTAACCTTATTAAACATGTTTTCTTCAATTGGGGCTAATGAGATATCAAATAGATTATAATTAGATGCATATGTTGAGATAGGTTTAGTCCAAACTCTTCTGTATGGTTCATTTGCAATATTATCATATTCTTCTTTCTTAAAACTAAGTAAAAAGTCTTTATATTCCTTAGATACAATACTGTAATTGTCAGTAAAGATTTGTTCATACCTATACCAAACACTTTCTTTTGGTAATATTGGTCTTACGGTTTCCTTACCGTCTGGGCCAATCATAGTAACTTGACCTCTAAGGTCAAAACCACATAATACAAATTGAACCTTATCGATTAAACCATCACCTTTTAATTTATTCACAAGTCCTTTTAATAATCCAAGGTCCTTCTCATGTGATGAACCACCTAACCAACCAATTCTAATTCTATCAGAAGGTTCTGGATTTGGTGTAAATTGTTTTTCTCTAGGGTCAATAGCATTTGGTAATACAAAAGTATTTTCATTCTTTGTTACCCTCTTTAATTCATCGGCAAATATTGATGTTGTTGTGATTAAATTTTCAGCGGTTTTTAAATTACTAAGAATCTTTTTATCGATTTCGTGTTTCTTAATGATTACGTATGCTGGGTGATGTTGACCTGGTGCCCAATGGTCATCAATATCCATAAACGTAACAATACCTAAATTCTTACATCTCTCAATCAATTGAGCATGTTGTTCATATGGTCCGAATGTTCTGTGGTAATGGATTATATCATATTGTTTAAGCCAATCATCACTATCAATTCTTGGTTCATAGTCGATATCAACGTGAAATTCGTTAGGGTACATCTCTTCTAATGTAATGTGTGGTTTAGTGCTTCTGAAAAAAGATACACCAGTTCTGTCGCTTGGGACTACTAAAACTTTAATTTTTTTACTCATATTTGATTTAATTTTAAAAACTTATTTACCTAATAATAATAAACATCAAATAATTGTAAATGCAAAAAGGGGAAAACAATTAAGTAATCCCCTTTTATAATAAATAAAAATATCTTTTAACCCTTTACTGGTGCTTTTCTTTTAACATTTATCTTACCTTCCTTTAAAAGTGTTTGAATTGTTTTCTTAACAACATCTTCACTTAAATTTTGAGTAAATGTTTGTGTCATAAATTCCAATAACATATCTTTAACAATTGCTCTAAGTGCGGATTCAGAAACCGTAAATGTACCATTACCATTAGCACCCATTTGTTGTTGTTCATAAACTGGTTGTGGGTTAGTCTTTGGTGTAGATGGGAATTGTGGTGGTTTTTGGTATTGTGGTTGAGGTGTGTCTTGAACATCTTCTAAATTAAAAGTATGTCCTTGTGGGCCAGCCATTTGTGGTATTGGTGACTTCATCATTGCTTCTTTTATTGCAGAAGGCATTTTAGAAGTACTCATGTTTTTATACATAGGTTGATTGGCTTGAATTTGAGGTGCAACACCTTGTTGAATCTGTGGTCTTGTGATACCTTCGGCCATCATTTGTTGTATCCCATCTTCATTTAATGCTCTACTGTCAACATTACCAGTTGTATAATCACCAGTTTCTACTTTGTTCATAATAGCCTTCGCTCCACCTAAGATATTCTTAAGTCTACTTACGTCTATTGGTTGTGGCGTATTCATAATTAATAATTTTTTATTTCATCTTCTTCGTCTTCAATGTCTTCTTCTTCATAATCATATTCTGATTCTTCTGGTTCAGCATTTAAAGCCGCTTTTATTCTTTCATCTTCAAAACCAACACCATCTTCTTTATTATCAAATGTTGGTTCTTGGTTTATCTCTTCCGCATTATCAACTTCTGGTTCAACAGGTGTTGGTTCTGCGTTATCATATCTATAAGTATCTGCTCTAGGGTCAATATTCCTATTATCAGAATCTATCTTATCATTTACATCACTGTTCTTAGGTTCAAAATTAACAATATTAAGAACTTCTGACATAGAATCATCACCAGACATATTAGTAGGTTGTCCAGCAATTTCTATTGGTTCCCAATACTTTAAGTTAGTTGGTTCCCAATGGGTAATTCTATCAAGTCTGAATAATTTCCAACCAGAAGGTTCACTCTCATTTCTAAGACTATCACCGTAAACTTGATATGCTCTGATTGCTTCACGTCCACCGTTCTTCAACCTACCATATGCATGTACAACAATATCTCTCCAACCCTTACCTTTTCTGACTACATTGCCAAACTTATCCTTAACATCATCACCATCGTAATGAATCTTAATTCTTCTAATGAACTTTTTACCATTATTGGCGTACTCACCATCAATAGTATTGATAATCTGGTCAGTATTTACACTCTCAGTTATCAACCCTTCCAATATAATCTCTTCGAATAAATTGTAAAGTTTCATTAGTATTTTATTTTAGTGGAATGAGAATTGTCCTTGGTTACCAGATGTGTCTGGATGTTGATATGTATTGTCTGGATTAAACTCATTCTTAGCCACGTTTTGGATTCTACCAGAACCCGCAGCAGCTGGGTTACCATTAATATCTAATGAACCACCACCGTTATATGTATCTAAGAATACTCCTGTACCTTTACCAGCAACTGGTGTTTGTTGGTCAGAAAGTGCTCTACTGTGTGTCGCACTATATTCATTCCCAGCAGCATCACCTTTATAAGTGTTAGTTGGGATTAATGCGTTTCTTGCAGCGATTGCTGCTTGTTCTAATTTATTACTTGCCATAATTTTTATTGTTTTTTATTGTTAGTCATGTATTCTATTAAATACTTAGCAGCATCAATTTCTTGATTAACCGATTCGTATGTTGCAGAATTACTCATTATTTCTCTAGAACCACCTTTAATTTTAGCCATTCTAACTCTAGTTGGGTCAGCGTTATCATCGTCCTTACCTTTGAAGTTCTTAAAGTGGTTTGAATTGGCTCCATCGGCACTCTTCTTAGTACCTGGTGCATCTGTTTCCATACCTATCCTTTTCTTAGTGTCTTCTGGTCTATGAACCTTTTCAAATTCATCATCAATCCATTTAATTACCTTTTCATCATTACCATCTTTATCTTCCTTATTCGATAATTCAGATTTAACCTTCTTCATATATTCCGTAGTAGCAGTTTCATTACCACCAAAATAGTTTTTGAATGCTGGGTTCTTAATTTGAAACACTTGACGTTCTGTTGATAATCTAGGCATTTATAATTGTTTTCTAATAATATTTTTATAATCAGATGGGATTTGACTTGTATCAACATTACTTAGAAAGTAATTAAGTGTTATACCTAATTCTTCTCCATTCATATTAGTTGAAGTCATAGTATCCATTAAATCTTTTAATTTACCAACAACAATCATTTGAGTGTCGGAAAGGTCTTCAATATCTGGGATATTATTTCTATTAACATCACTAGTATTCCCTTTTCTAACTATATCAGAATTATTAGATTTTTTAGACATTATATCTTCAACCATCTTTTTCATTCTTTGTTCAGAAGTTAATTCTGATTCCCCTATATTACTAGCAATTGGATTAGCACCAGTTCCTGTACCTTGACCATAACCATAGGTTAATGACCACCACCAATTACGAGGTTGTATTGCACTAGCAGCATGTTTGTTTGTTGTTAGGGCTAAACCTTTCTCATCACCAGGCATATTAATCGGTCCAGTCTTAACATCAACACCTTTGTTGTATCTTTCATCACCACCTATAATTCCACCATCATCATCAACGAATTCTTCGATAGGTGTTGACTCAACAACCATCTTTTTAAACTCTTTCTTTTTAAATGTACCCATAATTATACTTTTTATATAAATATAAGGAACTATGGGAATATTTATAATAAAACATATTAATTATGAACTTTAGAACTAGATTAGATTTCACAAATAGACAAGCAAAACAATATGAAAAAACAGATATTAACCTATCTGGTACCTCAGTATTTGGTGTACCGTATAGTTATTTAACAACTGGGCCAGACCTATCTGTGACTGGTGTAACATTTTTCGACCTTGCATTAATAAGCACATTTTCTGGTAATACTGGAACAACAGTATATTCATTTTCAGACTCAAGAATGGTTGATGATAGTGCTGGTTTATCCGCATTAACACCTTCAAACAGTGGTACAACACAATTCGCTGGACCAACATGGGTTGGTTATGATATGTTTACAACAGCAGATGGTTACACTGGATATACAAACTATTCCGCAGTAACATATAATGTTGATGTTAATGAGATGATTGATTTAGGTGGTGGTAATTATTCTGGTAATATAACATCAGATTTATATGTTTATAGTTCCCAAACACTTGATTATAGTGGTAGAACTATTTGGGTTGATGTTTCTGGGATTACTAGAACTGAGGACCTTATAGTCTCAAATAACCCAACAATTGGTTATGTGTTGACTTGTATTGATTCTGAGGGTAAGGCAACTTGGCAACCATCTTCTGGTGGTACAAGTGGTGGTACTAATACCTTTATAACAGGTTCATCATATAATTCAAATACTTTAACATTAGGTAGAAATGATGGTGTATTTCTAACTGCTGAATGGACAGGTAATACTTCTGGTGACTGTATAACAGATTTGTATGTAAGTAATATACATTCTTGCTCACCTTTAAATGTAAACCCACTAGATGAAGGTAATATGTATTTTGGTAGTGAAGCTTTAACGATAGATGTTGAAGGTGGTAAAAATAACATATATAGTAAAGCATGTACTGTATTAATTTCAGATGATTATGATTACCCAACATATTCTGGGGTTTGTAATTTAATAAAGGGTGTTGTTAGTGCTTCTAATTGGGGTGGTTCAACTGGTGCTATAGCATCTAATGCTGACCCTACTGGTCTTGCTGGTTATGTATTTGGTAATTATTCTGGTGGTACAACTGGTGGTACCCTTGCATATTATGGGATTAACCATTCTAGAGGTGGTACCCCACCAACTGGTGCAAATTTTTATAGAAATAAGATTGTACTTTCAGCTAATGAAAATACTGATGGTATGGTTATTAAAGGTAAGGCTGGTGACCCAAATGGGACACTTTGGTTTGAAATTGATGGTGAAGCTGTTGGTGTTGTTCATTCTAGTAATGGTTATTGGGGATTCGGACTTAATGTTGACGGTACTGAGATGCCAGATACTCATTTACAAGTAGGTGGGACTGGGACAACTGGGTCATTCAAGTTCTTAGACGGTAATGAAGGTTTAGGTAAGATAATGACATCTGATTCTAGTGGTAATGTTAGTTGGTCCGATAGTACATCTGGTGCATTCACTTCAACAACAGAAAACAATAACATTATACCGACTAATAGCACTGGTAACACTAATGGTTCTAATTTCTCATCCATATTAGGTGGTGTTAGTAATGATATAGGTAAATCAACTCATTCAACAATCGCTGGTGGGGATACTAATTCAATGTATCTATCACCAAGGTCATTTATTGGTGGTGGGTATAGTAATGTATTGTATTCATCAACTTATTCATCTATTGGTGTTGGTAAGGGTAATAATATAAATTCGGCCACATACTCAGTTATTGGTGGGGGTGCTGCTAATGGTGTAACTGGTTCAACACACTCCTTTATTGGGAATGGTTTTAGAAATGAAATAACCTCAACAGGTGATTATAATTCAATTATCAATGGTCATAATAATAATATAGATGGTACGGTTACACAATCATCAATTATTGGTGGGAATAATAATTTAATAAAAAATGTTAGTTCCAAAGCCTACTATTATAGGTGGTGATAATAATAATATTTTAGCTGAGTCAGCTAACTCATTTATTGGTGGTGGTAATTATAATTCAATAGAACCAGCACAAAATGCATCAATAATTGGTGGTGCGTTAAATACAATAGGTAAAGTATATGGTGGTATTGGTGGTTCTTCTGTTAGTAGGTCATCAATAATTGGTGGGTTTTATAATGCAATTTCTGCCACAACAACAAATCATCAAGATTCAACAATTATTGGTGGTGATAATAATCTTATTGATACATCAGATAAATCTGGTATCTTTAGTAGTAGTTATGCTTTAATGGATAATTCAGATTTCTCAACTATAATTGGTGGTGTAAATAATATATTAAGTGGTGTTTCTAATTCAGCAATCATTGGTGGTCAAAATATTACTGGTACATCCTCAGATATGGTTTATGTTCCAGACCTTGTGATAGATGGTCTTACATCAACTGACCCAATCGCTACTGATGCAAATGGTATGATAGTGGCTGGTGCTTCTGATGCTAGACTTAAAACCAATATAAATGATTTAGAATCCGCTTTAGATAAGATTAAAAAACTTAGAGGTGTTTCGTATGAGTGGACAGAAGAGTCTAATATGGGTGCTGGTGTTAAGAAGTATGGTCTAATAGCACAAGAAGTTCAAAAGATTATACCAGAAATGGTTAGAGAAAGGTCTAAGGGTGATAATATGCTTACACTTAGTTATACTGAATTAGTACCTTGGTTAATTGAGGCTATTAAGGAATTATCAAGTGGTGAAACAATTACTGAAAATGTAAAACTTAATACTCAAACTATTGTTGCTGAGGATAATAATATTGAGTTAAATTATAATGGTAACCATGAAACATCTATAGGTGGGGGTATCACAGTTTTAAATTCAATTAAAGATGGTGAACATTCTGAAATTAAAACAGATGAAAATGGAAATTGGATAATGAATCCACCATTAACAACAAAAGAATACACTCCTACGTCAACTAATGATGATTATGGTAAAATTGGTGATACGGTATGGGATAATAACTATATTTATATAAAGACTAATGACGGATGGAAGAGAAGTTCTCTTGAAAACTTTTAATAATGGGTAATATTTCAAATTTTAATGTAAACAAGATTGATATGAGACTTAGTAATTTCGATTACTGGGACTTTTACCTATCTGATGGTGATTTCTCTATCGCACCTAAAGATACTATAATATCTGGTGATTGTCTTGTTGCACATTATGATTTTAATAATAATAACATATACGCTAATGACACTGCTTATAATTATGAATATACTGACCAATATGGTACATTATTACAACATGGGCAATCTCAATATACAAGTGAATATTCACCAGAATACGGTGATGTTTTAGGTCTTGTAAGAAATATATACAGCCTTACAACATGGAAAGATGCAACAAATACTGGTTATACTCTTGATACTATTGGTCTTACTGGAATAGATAATGGTTTACTATCATTTGATAAACAATCTGGTGATACTTCAAACCAAACACTTTTAAATACACTTACTGGAACCACATTATATATCCCTTCTGGAGAAACTAGACTTTGTTTAACTGCCGTTAGTGGTATGACTGGAAAATATGAATACCCAGTTGAGATTGTTCCTAGTTTAAAGTTAGAGGGTGATTTCCTAAGGTTATGTGGTGGTTTCTACCAAGGTTATTATAAATTAGATGGAAATTCATATGAGGTACTACCAAATAGGGTCCCTAAGACATGGACTGCTGAGGTTTGGCTTAGAAGGCCATGTGGTGGAGGTTATACTAACGAATATTCACATGAATATGGTGTTACTTGCACAGGAGTCACAGGAACGATTTTAAATGATGTTTATACTGGTAACACAGGTTTCTTCTTATACTTCGGTACGAGGGCTGAAAATAAGTTCTGGAATATATTTGAAGGTCTTAACACTGGAACAACTTCTGGTTGTACTTCTGGTCAGACAGAATGGTGTACAATACCAAAAGAAACTGATATCTCAGTAGTTGATGATAATGGAAATATAATTCCACTTTCTCCACCGCCAATAGACCTTATGGTTACAGATAATAAATTCCTTTTCTTTAGTAGGGCTAAAGCAACTGGTAATAGTGGTTGTAATAGATGTGGTGATGCACATGAAGATGGTGAAACAACTTGTAGTTGGACTGGTGGTACTCATGGAACTAAAACACTTAGAAGTATTAGAACTAAAGTTACTGATGATAGAAATCCATTCTTAGTTTATAGTAGGGCTTCTGACACGACAAGTAGTGGTAATTGTGGTAGATGTGGTGGTTCACACCCAGCTGGAGAAACGGTTTGTACATTCTCTGGATTTACAGCACCATTAGAAGAATTAGATAGAGATGCTGACTTAATTGACAATGCGTTAGGTTTTAGAATCACACCAGAAGGTGCAATTGGATATAGAAAATTAGTGGTTACCGCTACTTGTGTAAATAATGTAACAGTAACTGGTTGTTCTGTTGAAGAATCTTATTCTGCTGATGGGGTTATAGATTGTGGTGATTGGAAGATGATATCAATTAGATTTGTGGCCAATGAAACACTTGATGAATGCGAATTAAAATGGAGACCAGCAAGAAAGGGTAAATTGATGTTCTATGTTAATCGTAGACTTATTCATGTTGTTGATGAATTCGATGAGTTTATCGCTAGACGTTTAATGGAACACAGTGTTAAACAAGTAGCGGTACCGTATAATATAAGTCTTGGTGGTGGAACACAAGGATTAATTGAGTCTATGACATTTGATGGTCAAGACCCAGAAGATATGGGTTCATGTCTACAAAACAACTTCGCTGGTACGTTTATCGGTGATATTTCTCAGTTTAGATTTTACATATGTGGGATGAATTACTGTGATATTAAAAATAATTTTGAAAAAGAAAGACAAAGATATGGTTTATCCATAAACGACTAATATTTATAATAAAACAACTTTAATTATGGCAACAACAGCAACGACTCCTAGTGAATTAATTCTAGCGATAAATTCAACAATTAGGACTAAGGTAACACCTAACAGTATTACCCCACAAACACATTCTGATTTACTTGATAGTGTCGTAATGGTATTAAGTGCTGACACATACACAACTAGCGGTATTTATGATGCTAATTCATCAATCATAAACTTTACAACATCTAATACTGGTGTGACTTATAGTGTTAGTGGAATCACAGATACTGTAATAACTGGTGGTACTTATGATGCTAGTGCATCAACAATTACATTTGATAATAATCAAGGTGATAATTTTGGTGTTACTGGTATAACTGTACCGACAACTTATAGTGTTGTGACAACATTAAGTGCTTCAACACCAACACAAGTAACACATAACTTAAATACCGCTAATATTATGGTCCAAACTTGGGATTCAAATAATGACTTAGTTGATATGTATGTTGGTAAATTTAGTGGTGACACTAACAATGTGATAATTGTAGAGTCAACAGTTAGTGACACATTTAGAATAAATATATTAGGATTATAAAAATAAGAAACAATGCCAAATAATAAATTAATACTTAGGGCACTTAATAGTAGTTTCCCAACACCATTCCAAGACATTACACTTGGTAGTGTGTTGAGTCATGCTGATGTGGACAATAACTTCATTTATTTAAAGGGTGAATTAATTTATACTGGTCAAACTTCTGGAACAACACTTACATTAAATAAAATTAATGGTAATAATGTATCTGTTGATTTAAGTGGGTTGGTTGTTACTGGTGGTACTGAAACATACACAAACGCTACACCAATGCCAGTTGCTGTTGGTGGTTGGAGTGCTGGTTCTACATTTAGTAGTCTAACACAAACTCAAATGTGGGATGGTTTATTATATCCATATCAATACCCAGCAATTACATCATTTAGTAGAAGTGGTTTAAGTGGTGAATATGAAATTGGTGATTCTGTAACTATTGGCTCTCAGACATTTAGTTGGGTAACATCAAACTCATCTAATGTTGATGATGGGATTGCTGGAAGTATTAGGATTGACGATTTAAATGCAGCATCAACAATTGCAGATTCATTAAGTAATACTGGTTCATATGGTGCTACAATAACTAATGCTATATCTTACAATACAATAGGTAGTAGAAGTCTTTATAGGGTTTACGCTAAGAATACTCAAGGTGGTTCTATTAATTCTACAATATCTAGAACATGGAAAGTTAGATGGTATTATGGAAAAAACGCAAGTGCAAGTATAACAGATGCTCAAATGACTGGTTTAACTAGTGATTTAGTTACTAGTGTTGTTAATGGTTATGTTAATATACCAGCAACAGTTGGTGGTGAGTACGGGTATTTATGTATACCTAACACACTTACACAATTAACTGATATTAGAGATTCAGTTGCTGGTTGTTTTGGAACTAATATACCATATACAACTTTAGCAGATAAGACAATAACTAACCAATTTGGTGTTAGTGTAACGTATAAGGTTTATAGATTTGTAAACCCAACGGCTGGTAGTGTTAATGCTTGGTTGTGTAATTAAAGATAAGTAAAAGAAAAAGAAAGAATAATATGGCAGATTTTGGTCCTTTAGGTGGTGTTAAGATTGGTGGATTTATATCACCATTCGATACTACTGACAGCTATGCGGTAATTGACCCACTATACGGTATTGACGGATTAAGAAACGTTGATTTAATAACTGATTTGGATAGTATTCCAGACCAAAGAAGACGTGCGGGTATGATTGTTGGTGTTAGTGCGGTTACTGGTACAGATTATTATTCGTTATTACCAGCTGGTACAGGGTGGACACATACGATTGCTGATTGGACCCCTTTCGCTGGTTCATCTGGTAGTACAACATTTAGTGGATTAACCGATACAGTCGTAACGTCACCATCAAATGGAGATTATTTAATTTATTCTGGTGGAAATGTAATTAATATAAGCGAGAAAGATATTTATTTTACAGCGACCACTAGTGGACAAACAATATTCAATGGTGTATTAACAACAACACCAGTAAATATTGACAAAACACGTATGTTTGTCAATGGTGTGAAGCAAAGATATGGTGCTAGTCATGATTATATAATCACTGGTGGGACAGACGTAGTTTGGGTGAGTAATAAACATGTAATTGATACGATAGACGAATTAGAAATAATTTATATATAACAAATAAAATAACAAAAAAAAACAATTAAAACACAATGAGTAATTTAATTAGAACTAAACAAATAGCGGCTGGGACAAATGGACAGGTGCTAACAACAACTGGTGGTGTAACAACATGGGCTAACAATGTAGACCTATATATCACTGGAACAACATTCAACACTGGTAATTATCAATTACTTGTTGAAAGAAATGATGGAACAACATTCACTGAGGATTTATCAATCCTTTCTAGTGATATGGTTGTTACAGGAGGTACATATAACATCAACACAGGTGTTGTAACTTTCACAAATAATAGCGGTGGTACATTCAATGTAACTGGATTCTCAAGTGGAATGACTGATACATACGTTACTGGTGGTACTGTTGCGTACATAGATGAAGATGGTACAGCAACGTATACAAAGAATGATGCATCAACATTCCAAGTAACTGGATTTAAAGATACTAACATTACTGGTGGTACATATAGTAATGCTACTGGTGATGTAACACTTACAAAGAATGATGGTACTACAGTTGTAGTTGATTTAAGTGCAATGGACTTAAACGATACTTACACAACTGGTACAACACTTGTAGGTTCAACACTTTATTTTGATACAACAGATGCACTTTCTGCGTATACTGCTGACTTATCACCATTATTAGATGATACTAACTTCTACGCTACTGGTGCAACATTGGTTGGTACTACAGCATACTTCGATAGAAATGACACACTTAGTGCATTTACTTTAGATTTATCTGCAATCGACCAAGCAGTTCCAAGTATTAGTAATAAGGAAGAAGCGGTTACTGGGACAACTTCTGGTGATGAGGCTAGAACATTCATAACAATGGCAGCAACACCAGCCGCAGATGGTTATGTAGGTGTATCTGTAAATGGTATTTTATATATCGTTGGTGATGGAGTTAAGACTAAAGATGCTTATTTCTCTGCCGATGGTGGTACAACAGCTAAGGCTATGACAGCAATCGCATCTGGTGATGAATTGATTTGGAATGGAGTTATTGCTGGTTTTAATTTAGAAACGACTGATAACATTGCTTTATATTACGATTTGTAATATAATATAAACTGATTAAGTTGGGACTTGATTGTTCCACTTAATCCAACTTTAAATAAAAAACATGAGTAACTTAATTAATGTAAAACAATTAGATAGTGGTGGTAATGGTCAAATCATTAGTACAAGTGGTAGTGTGGTAACATGGACTGATGCTATCAATGTAACTGGATTCACCTATACCGATACTAATAATACATTAACTATTAATGATAGTGTAGGTTCAGTTTATACTGCATACATTAATCAAATGAGTGGTCTTACAATTAATTCAGTTTCAAGTGCTGATGCACTTAAAGTAATTACAACTGGGGATTCAAACACACTTACAGTTTATTCTGATGGTACCGTAGGAGTTAAAACAACGGGCTCTACGGCCTTCGACCTTGAAGTTAATGGTACATTTGGTGCATTATCTAAATCGTTCGTTATACCTCACCAAACAAAGGAAGGTAAGAAATTAGTACATGGTGCAATTGAGGGACCAGAATTTGGTGTTTATTATAGAGGTAAGGTTGATGGTGATGTAATAGATTTACCAGACTATTGGGAATGGCTTGTTGATGAAGAAACTATCTCGGTTCAATTAACTGCTGTTGGTGGTAAGCAAGATTTATTTGTTAAGGAGATTAAAGATAATAAGGTTTATATTAGTAATGGTTCATGTTATTTCACTGTTTATGGTGAAAGAAAAGATATTGATAAGATTAACTTAATCATAGAAGAATAATGAGTACGGCATTTGGTCACATACCAATTGTGAATGATGGACTTGTGTTCTTTGTTGATACATATAATAATAAGTCATATGTAAGTGGTGATACTACGACTAATGATTTGGTTAATGACCTTCAATGTTCATTATCTAATGGTGTCGGTTTTAATGATAAGTCATGGACATTTGATGGTGTTGATGATTATATAGATACAGATTCTTTACTTCCTGTAATACAGAACGATACACAAGGGACAATAGAGGCTTGGGTTAAAATGAATGATGCATCTGCATCAAATATAACTACAATATTTGGAATTGGGGATGCTAATGTTGATACTTATATCAATTATAGAGTACAAAGTAATGGGACATTAGTGGGTGTATGTCGTTTTCAAAGTACAGTACAATGGAGTTTAGTTAGTAATAGTTCTTCATTTAATGATAACGAATGGGTACATGTTGTCATAACCCAAAATGCGATAACACCCAAAATGTATATAAATGGAGAACTAGTTTCATCCCCAAGTGTTACTTTAGATACAACAAGGTGGATTGGTGATTTTCCTCTACTTGACACTATAAGAATCGGTTGTACAAGGGCAAATATTGGTGGTCCTAACGTTTGGTTTTGGGATGGTGATATATCAAATGTTAAATATTACAATAGACCATTATCAGCAGAAGAAATAAAACAGAATTATAACGCATTAAAATGGAGATTTAAATAGTATGGGGTTTAATACAAAAATACCGATTGTAAATGATGGACTTGCGTTCTCTATTGATGCGTATAATAGGAAATCTTATGTAAGTGGTGACACATTAACTTATGACCTATCATATAATGATGTGAGTTATGGAACTTTAATTAATGGTGTCGGGTTTAATAATAACACATGGACATTTGATGGAGTTAATGATTATATAGATTTTGGAACTAACGGTATATTAGATGGATAACTTAATTGGTCAATTGATGTATGGTTTAATCCCAATACTAATCCCGATGGTACAATATTTGTCGCAAGAGATTTAA